CGATTCGGTATGCCGAGGATGGCGGTAAAGAGAAAGACGGCGTTGTGGAAATTCGGCGTGGTCTTAAAGACCTAAATCTCGGTAATTCCAATTATGCACAAGTTCGTATTCTCGTGGACGGAAATAGGTATATTAAAGGCATGTGCATGTATAGTGATGACCTGCCTGAGGGAGTTGATTGTTTATTCAACACGAATAAGTCGAAGGACGTCCCAAAACTTGAAGTATTGAAAGCAATCAAAAATGACCCAACTAATCCTTTTGGTGCAAATCTGCGCGAAGAAGGTGGTCAATCTTACTATACAGGAGACGATGGGAAGCAACATCTCAACTTAATCAATAAAACGAGGGTTGAAGGCGACTGGGGGGCTTGGGAAGATAGTCTTAGTTCCCAATTCTTAAGTAAGCAACCCGTCAAACTAATTAAGCAGCAGCTCGATACCGCTTTGGAAAATAAAAAGCGTGAATATAATGATATTCTTGCTCTTGAATGCATCCCTGTCAAACGAGCGCTACTCGAAGAATTCGCTGACTCGTGCTCTTCGGATTCTATCGAACTCAAAGGTGCTGCTCTTCCGAGACAAAGATGGAACGTAATATTGCCAGTGCCAACTCTACCCGATAACGAAGTGTACGCTCCGAATTTCAAGGATGGGGAAACTCTGGCTTTAATTCGGTATCCTCATGCGGGGCAGTTTGAAATCGTTATTGCCAAGAATAACACAAAGCACTCCGACGGCATACGATTGATTGGGAAAACCCCCGCTGATGCCATCGGAATTAGTCCTCATTCCGCCGAGAAACTATCTGGTGCCGACTTTGACGGCGATACCGTACTTGTAATCCCTTGTAATTCGCCAGACAACAAAGTGAAAATTCATGCAAAAGACTCTCTTCGTGGTCTTGAGGGCTTCGACCCTAAGATGGAATACCCTGAGAGACCCGGCATGAAATACATGAAACGCACCGAAATTGTTCGTGTAGAACAGAAGGATGGTTCTTATCGTGAATTTGAGAAGGAGATTAACCATACCGGCAAGGAAATGGGCATGATTTCCAATCTGATTACTGACATGACATTGAAGGGTGCCTCTGATGACGAATTAGCACGCGCAGTTAGACATAGCATGGTGGTAATTGACGCGGCAAAGCACAAGTTGGACTATGAACGATCCTTCAGAGACAATAGAATCGCCGAACTGAAGAAAAAATACCAAGGTCATTATACTGAAGACGGACGTTATAGTGAAGGTGCATCCACTTTGATTTCAAGGGCAAGTGCAGAAGCGACCATACGAAAGCGAAAAGGAGCGCCGAAGACAGACCCTGAGACCGGTGACCAGATTTATAAGACTGACGATAGTTTCTATTACGATAAAAAGGGCAATAAACATTATAAGCAAGAGAAAACCACGCAAATGCAGACAGTCAAGGATGCCCATGTACTATCTACCGGACGGAAAGTAGAAGAGATATATGCTGACTATGCCAATGCGTTGAAGGACATGGAACGTACAGCACGTTTGGAATTACTACATCCCATGAAATTGTGGTATGATAGTCAAGCTAAAAAAGAATATTCTGACGAAGTTCAATCACTTAAACGAAAACTAAACGATGCAAAAATGAATGCCCCGATTGAGCGTCAGGCACAGCTTGCGGCCGCTGCTGTTGTAAAGGGTGCAAAATTAGATAATCCGTCTATGTCCAAAGCTGAGAAAAAGAAGATGGGGCAGAGAGCATTGATTGCCGCTCGTCGTCGACTTGGCGCGCGTCGCAGGCAGATTGATATTACTGATAGAGAGTGGGAAGCCATCCAACGGGGTGCTATCAGTGACAATATGTTTCAAGAAATTTACAGATTCTGCGACAAAGATGACGTTCGGGAACGTTCGACTCCTAAATCTCGCCGTACTTTGACAACAGCGCAGGAAGCGAAGATTCGCTCGATGAAGAACAGTGGTAAAACTACAGCTCAGATTGCTGATGCGCTTGGCGTTTCTGTCTCGACGGTCTCGAAAGTCATCAGCGGAAACTAATCTGTGTCAAAAGGAGGAATAATATTGAGCGGAACTTACTATGTAGCGCTTACGACGGTCGATAACCCGTACAATCCATTCACTCACCCGAATGAATGGTACATGTATGACATGACTCATGGCTACGATACTTGCGGCTACATCGACAGAATCACAGTATTCACGCCACAAATGACTGATGAAGAGGTTGACGAAGAAATTATTCGTGCTATAAACGTCATTCTGAAGAATGACTACGGGGATTTCTACAAAAAAGTCTACCGTGATGAGTAAAAGATACCGGGAGGGGGTCTCTGAAAAACACACCCCCTCCCCGCATCGCCCGCCTCTTCAAAAATTCTCCGGGGGAGAGTTTTCTGGAAACAAAATTGGGTGGGTTTCGGGCATGGTGGTGAGCTTATGAGATATTTTCAGTGTTCTTTATGCCGATTCTCCTTTCAGCATGTGAAAAAGTATCTCATAAGTTCACTTCCATGCCCGATTTCTGCCCACATTCAGGGAGAAACCAATGGGAAAGCGATTAAAACCAATAGAAAACCATACAGAAACTCGCGTTCCGGCGGTTGATAGACCGTCGACGACACTGGAAGGGCGAGAGAATCAAGCGATTGAGCTTGCCGTGAACCTTGCCGTAGAGCAATTGCGGGCGGGAACGGCTTCGTCGCAGGTGATTTGTCACTATCTTAAGCTGGGAACGACAAGAGAAAAGGCGGAACAGCAGTTACTCAAGAAGCAGCTGGAACTGATGGATGCGAAAATTCGGAATCTTCAGGATGCTTCCAACACTGCTGAACTGTATCAGAAGGCGCTGGAGGCTATGAATAGATATTCTGGCCGCAACGACCCTGATGACGAAATTTACTAACACCTATGGGACACATACGATGCTATTCGGAACTGATTCAGATTCCAGATTACAAAGAACGGTTTGAGTATTTGAAACTCAGCGGAAAAGTCGGTGCCGAAACGTTCGGACACGACAGATATTTGAACCAAATATTCTACGCTTCGCAAGAATGGCGGAGGTTTCGGGACAAGATTATTATACGGGACAATGGGTGCGATATGGGTATAGACGGCTATGAGATAAATACCAGAGCAACTATCCACCACATCGAACCGATTTGTGTCAATGATATTTTGCACCAGAGCAGTCGACTATTTGATGAAGAGAACGTCATTTGTGTATCGAGCGAGACTCACAAGGCTATTCACTATGGGGATGCTGATTTGCTGGTACTCCCCTTTGCTGAACGAAAACCAAACGATATGTGCCCATGGCGGAAATGATGGAGGCGATAACCAATGCACGAGACAACAATGAATGTCAGACTGGTTCAGTACACGCCCTTATGTGATGCTGCCGTTGCTCTTGGCGGAAAAATGTGCTATTCCGATGCAGACCTTGATGACATGATTCAAGGAGTGATTGATAAAGATAACTCTGCGATGATTCGCCGAATTATCAATTCTGGTCATGAATCCGTATTGGAGCACGTTTCCTTTACGTTCGCCATTAGTGGCGTTTCACGGGCACTTCTTGCACAAATTACACGGCATCGCATGGCAAGTTTCAGTGTACGGAGTCAGCGGTATGTGAATTATGATAAGGGGTTTAACTACGTCATTCCCCCGGCTATTGAAAAACTTGGGGAGGATGCTATTGCCGAGTACCGCGCCCAGATGGAGCAGATGAACAAATGGTATCGGGAATGGACTGAGAAACTGGGTTCTGGTGAGAAGGCTAATGAAGACGCAAGATTTGTCCTGCCAAATGCTTGCGAAACTTCTATGCTCGTCACCATGAATGCTCGCGAGCTTCGCCATTTCTTTGAGCTGAGAATGTGCCGTCGAGCCCAGTGGGAAATCAGAGCACTGGCAACAATTATGTGGACACTTTGCAAGAGCGAGTGCCCCGTACTATTTGGAGATGCTGGACCATCCTGCATCAGAGGGAAGTGCGCTGAAGGCAATAAGAGCTGTGGTAAACCTCTTAAGCATCAGTTGGAGACTTACGATGAATGATAACAGCATTCTTGATACCATCAAGAAACTTCTTGGCATCCAGAACGAAGCCTTTGATACAGACATCATCGTTCATATCAACTCTACTTTCATGATTCTGCATCAATTAGGCATCGGACCCACAAACGGATTTCAAATCAGCGGTTCCGCAGAGACATGGGAACAATTTATCGGAAATTCCTCGATACAATTATCTTCTATCAGAAGCTACGTTTACCTAAGAGTCAAAATGGTATTTGACCCAAGTGCCTCTTCTGTTGTTACAGAGAGTCTCGAACGTACACTGCAGGAATACGAATGGAGATTACAAGTTAATTCCGAGAGTGCGGTTTCTGAAAGTAATTCTTAGACAATATCTTCAGACGAGCATAATGCTCGTCTTTTTTTTGTACTCATTTTTTACAGAAGGGAGGGACAATATGGACGAATCTAAACATGTGATTGTCCATTACGGCAAGCCCGGTATGCATTGGGGTGTGCGGCTATATCAAAATAGAGATGGCAGTCTGACACCACTTGGAAAACAGAGATACGGGAAGGGTAAAGGAAACAACAATAACAGTGCTGTAAAAACTGTAACCATCAAAGCAAAAAAATTATTTTCTGTTGTATCCAAAAAGGTAAAAAAAGGTGTATCTTCTGTTGCCGAGAAGGTATCCGAACGCCACAAGATGAAAAATCCTGAAACCATGACCGATGAAGAGCTTAAAACCGTCGTCAACCGCCTACAAATGGAGAAGCGTTATCGAGACCTGATGAATGAGCGTGCCGAAGCTAATACAGGTGTCGGAAGAAAATTGGTAAAAAAACTACTTGCTAAGAGTGGCGATGCTGCGGTAGATGCGCTTGTGCAAGGACCCATTAGAAAGCGGTTCGATAATTTGTTCGCAAATCTTAATCCTAAAGATAAGCCGGGAAATAATTCCAATAATAACCGGCAGAATTCTGCAAACAACAGCTCCTCGACTTCTTCCGATGCAAATAGCAGTAACTCTTCGTCGAGTTCCAATTCTGCATCTGAAAATAGCACTGGCGGGGGCGATAGCGGAAATCAAAGCAGCGGACGTCGAAACCGCAATCAGCGGAATGCGCCAACTGAATAGCTATTCAGATAAGAGGTTTAATATATGGCATTGTCGAACACCGCAGTACCAAAGTATTACGGCATGTTTCGTGATGCCGTACTGCGAGGGGAAATTCCGGTAAACCAAAACATCTCAATGGAGATGAATCGGATTGATGCGCTCATCGCGAATCCCGGTGTATACTATGACCCCGCGCCGGTTGAGGGATTCATTGCTTTCTGCGAAAACGAGATGACTCTGGTGGACGGCTCAGACCTTCATCTGCTCGACACTTTTAAGCTATGGGCAGAAGCGCTGCTGTGCTGGTTCACATTTGAGGAAATTACAGAATTCGTCCCAGATGATTATGGCGGACATTATGTACGGAAGCGACGGAAGAAGCGACTCATTAACAAGCTCTTTCTCATCGTTGGGCGTGGCGCTGCAAAATCTCTGTTTGAAACATGCGTTCATGCCTATATCGAGAATGTTGACACTTCCACGACGTACCAAATGACGACAGCACCGACGATGCGGCAAGCCGAGGAAGTGATGGCACCATACAAAACGGCAATCGCCCGTGCCAGAGGCCCACTGTTTAAGTTTTTGACAGAAGGGTCGTTGCAAAATACCACCGGTTCACGAGCAAAGCGATTGAAGTTGGCATCTACGAAGAAGGGTATACAGAATTTTCTCACGAACTCTCTTCTGGAAGTACGACCGATGTCGATTGATAGCTTACAGGGTATGCGACCGGCTGTTGCTTCTGTTGACGAATGGTTGTCCGGCGATATGCGAGAAGACCCTATTGGCGCGATTGAGCAGGGTGCTTCCAAAGTCGATGACTATATTATCCTTGCCGTGAGTTCCGAAGGCACCGTCCGAAACGGCTGCGGCGATGACATCAAAATGGAACTCAAGAAAATTTTGAAAGGCGATTTCTTCGCTCCGAATGTCTCCATTTGGTGGTATGCGTTGGACTCTGTGGATGAAGTTGCTGACCCAAACATGTGGCTAAAGGCTAACCCGAATATCGGCAAAACCATCAGCTACGAAGCATACCAGCGAGATGTTGAGCGTGCGGAGAATGTACCGTCTGCGAGAAATGATATCCTTGCAAAACGATTCGGGATTCCGATGGAAGGCTACACTTATTTCTTCACCTATGAAGAGACCCTCCCTCAGCGAAAACGTGAATACTGGAAGATGCAATGTGCAATGGGTGCCGACTTGTCAAGAGGTGACGACTTCTGCTCGTTCACATTTCTATTTCCGTTAAATAATGGATGTTTCGGCATCAAGAATCGAAGTTATATATCGGAGCTAACATATCAGCAGCTTCCAAGAAGTCTTCGTGAAAAATATGACCTGTTCATCCGCGAAGGAACGATGGTTGTTATGGATGGCACTGTACTTGACTTGCTGAAGGTATATGCTGACCTCTACCAGTTCGTCAACGAAAAACACTATGACATTCGCGCGTTTGGCTATGACCCTTGGAATGCAAAAGAGTTCGTCGCCCAATGGGAAATGGACTTTGGGTCTTATGGAAACGAGTCCGTCCAGCAAGGTTCAAGAACTGAATCCGTTCCGCTTGGCGAACTAAAGAAGATGGCCGAATCTCAATTGCTTTACTTCGACGAGGAAATCATCAAGTTCACCATGGGAAACTGCGTTGTGTTGACTGACACGAATGGGAACCGAAAGCTCTATAAACAACGCCACGACCAAAAGATTGATGCCATTTCTGCCCTTTTGGATGCTTATGTGGCATATAAACATCACCGGGAGTCGTTTGATTGATATGAAAGATTTTCTAAAAGATAGAACATTTAGAGTTGTTCGATCCCCAACGGCAGCAGAAAAGAATAGCCAGAATCAATGCTCCTCGTCAGGGAATTATTTAGTCAATAATATGAATCAGAACTATATTATCCATTACTGTGAAAATAGTCCGTCTTACCCATTAGAAAAGCAAAGAGAATCCAGTTATGTAATTGTTCATCACGGTATAAAAGGTCAACGATGGTATCATCGTCGTTACCAAAATCCAGATGGAAGTTTGACAGCTCTCGGAAAGCAGAGATATGGGAAGGGTAATGGAAGCGACGTGGATGGCGGGCTTTCAACTGTGTATGTCACAATCATTGCTGCTCATGCCGCCTGCTATGCTATTTCGCGCATTCGCAAGAGTCTGAAAGTACGTTCAGCTATGCGACAGGCAAGTGAGATTTCCAACGATAAGCCATATGCTTCTGAGCGGCTAACAGAAAAAGTCGATTCAGAAACAGGATTATATCTTATTAACGAAAAAATGACAGAAGAAGAGAATATGAAACGCATAAACCCCTCCTACGATAGCAAGAATCTGGCATTCGGAGTTAATTGCACTGCATGTACTGTATCTATGGAACTGCGGGAACGCGGATTTGATGTTCATGCAGGTATAGACGGAAGTAAGATGCTGAGTGCTGGTGGAACGACTATACCGGAGCGTATGAGTTGGTATACTGACAATCCGTACAAGAACACAAAGAGATACATCAGAAGTGAAAACAACATCGCAAAATTCCGACAAGATATTTTGCGTGACGGCGATGCAAGAGGCGAGTTCTCAGTGCAGTATAAAGTAGGTGGCGGGCACTCTCTTTATTACAAAGTTAAAAATGGACAGCTTTATATTTACGACACACAGTCAAATAAAAAAATGACCGACTCAGAACTGAGTACCCTTCTTTCCTCTACCTCGACATTTTCCTACACTCGCTTAGACCAAGCAAAACCGGATGTCGATTACTTGAAGAGTCATAATTATATTTGCTGAAACCGGAGGATACAGTGAATCTCAACGAATTAAAACGTCAGTTGGATAATGCTGGCGGCGATATTAAGGTAAAGTCGATTATTGATTATACGGAAAATAGTATAATCGTTGTCTACGAGTCTGGAGATACTATTCCCGGTATTATGTTTCAAATAAACAAGAAAACTGGAGAAACAACGCCTTTTAGGATTGCCGATGATTTGATAGGTTTTTCAAAAGCTGCAAAAAATCGTTCTATAACTTTCGCATAAGAGAAATCGTAATTGCTTCGATGGGGGGGGGATAAAATGTGCAACGACAAAATCAAAAAGAAAATTCAGCAGAAAGTTGCTGAATATCTAAACAGCAGACCAACGCAAAAAACAAATTTACGTCTATTCGTATCGGCGGATGAAATCACCACAGTAGACTTGCCGTCCGTCAGCAGTCATCGGGTAATTCTTGCGTATAATCCGCATTACACTGGAACACTCTTTATGTGTACGCTCATTCCAGAGCATGATGAAATTCTCATGATGCCCTGCTTCGGACAGGGAACCGTCGTGATTTCTGTAGGTGATGAACCTTGAGCGAATTTTATCACTGGGGAATTCGTGGTATGCGCTGGGGAATTCGACGATACCAGAACAAAGATGGTACGCTAACACCTGCGGGGAAAAAGCGGTACGGAGAGGCTCTTTCTAAAATCACCAGTGTAGACTGGGACAAGTATGCTGAGATTGGAAAGGAGAAAGCCGGTGTTTCCAGAGTTGACGCTAATACAGACATTATTAAACGGGGAAGCAGTATCAATCGTTATGCTACCTCTAACGAGACACTCGACTCGCGTAGAAAATACGCATCATTGACAAATAATGACCGCGACTTATATAGGGACCAAATAGTTCTTGGCGGCATTGGTTCTGATTTCGGCGAACCGATTTCTCTATTTGAATATGAAGCGAAAAAAAAACTACGAATCGCAAGTGGGGAAAAGGTGGTAAACGATTTAATTGATAGTTATGGCGACTCGTCAATACGAGAAATGTATGACTATGTTCATAAATATAGAAATACCGTGAACGGAATGAATCGCCGAACTGCCTCTAAGGTGCAAAAAGAAGCAGCTTCGTATGTGGAAAAATCATCGTCGACCCTTGACAAGTTTTTTGCCGATGTAATGAAACTGCACATGGATGACATCAGTAACAGATATTCTAAGGAAAAGTACGATGGTTTCGTTGATGCTGAAGATTGGGCAACGAAGTTCGCTGACTATCCTATCGTAATAATCAATCCCAAAGAGAGTATGAAATTGAAACGAAAAGAAGAAGTTTACTATTGACAGGAGACATACGAATGGATAACGACAAATTTATTGATTTGGTTAAACAGTGCGTTGCTGACGACATGAACGAACGATTTGGGAGCAATCGGATTACCCCTGACGACGTCTACATTGTCTGGCTCTCCAGAGTACTGCAGAATAATAAGGCGCTTGCCTCGACACCGGTTCCAAATTCCCCATATTACGAAATAACCTATGACGGGGATAAGCACGCGATTTACATTGATGCCTATCGGCATACTGCGAATCGGGAAGCAAGCTATTGCGAAACGTATGACGTGGACTAAGGAGAATTCAAAATGGGAGTCTTAGATAATCTGAAACACGCTTGGGACGTGTTCCGAAATCGCTCACCGACCTATGTTGATTTAGGCTATGGGAGCAGTTATCGACCAGATTGGCATGGTTTCACGCGAGGTGTGGAGCGTTCCATTGTAACCTCGATTAACAACCGGATTGCGATGGACGTAGCAGCAATCTCGATTCAGCATGTAAAAGTAGATAGCAACGGGAGATTTCTCGACACGGTGAAATCCGGTCTGAATCAGTGTTTGACACAGAGTGCCAACATTGACCAGACCGGATTTTCTTTTCGTCTCGACATTGCAGCTTCTGTGCTTGATGAGGGCTGTATTGCTATTGTCCCCATCGAGGTGAACGAGAGACTTAATGCTGAACATGTATCAACTTATTCTATCAACTCGATGCGGGTTGGAAAAATTGTAGAGTGGTACCCCAAACATGTGCGCGTAAAGCTCTACAATGAGGAAACCGGTCAGCAGGAAGAAATCGTTCTGCCGAAATCATATGTCGCTATCGTCGAGAATCCATTCTATGCGGTGATGAATGAACCTAATGCAATTGCTCAGCGATTGATTAGGAAACTGAATATGCTCGATGCCATTGATGAGCAGACCAGTTCTGGGAAACTGGATATGATTATTCATCTCCCCTATTCTACTCGCGATACCCTCCGGCATGAACAGGCTGTAAAGCGAAAAGCTGAGTTGGAAGAACAACTCCATAATTCCAAGTACGGTATTGCATGGCTCGACCAGACTGAAAAGATTACGCAGTTGAATCGACCTATTGAAAATAACATGCTGGAGCAAATCGACTATCTGACGAACATGCTATATAGTCAGCTCAACATGACACAGACCATCATGGATGGAACAGCGGACGAAAAAGTTATGCTGAATTACTACAATCGAACGGTCGAGCCGATTCTGACCGCCATTGTCGAGGCAATGCAGCGTACTTTTCTTACGAAAACCGCCATTTCGCAAGGTCAACGACTGATGTACTTCCGCAATACGTTCAAGTTGACACCGGTCACGCAAATTGCTGAAATTTCGGATAAGCTGACACGCAATGAAATTGCAACAGCAAATGAAATCCGACAAATCATCGGCTGGAAACCTGCTGACGACCCGAACGCCGACAAACTGAAGAATTCAAACATTAAAGGCTCGAATGAGGAACAAGACACCGTTCCTGCATTCCAGCCGACTGAAGGAGAAAATCAAAATGGATACGAGTAATTACGATTTTGCAGGATGGGCGACACGGAACAATGTGAAATGTTCTGACGGTCGTGTCATCCTGCAAAACGCTTTTCAGGGCAACAATGGGGCAATCGTCCCTCTGGTCTGGAATCATCAGCACGATAACCCCGACTGCGTTCTGGGGCAGGCACTGCTGGAAAACCGTCCGGAGGGTGTATATGCGTATTGTCGCTTCAATGGCACTGAATCCGGCAATACGGCAAAGGAGTTGGTGGAACACGGCGATGTTAGCTCGCTTTCCATCTTCGCCAATCAGCTGAAGGAACAGGGCAGCAACGTTCTTCATGGCAACATTCGTGAAGTCAGTCTTGTCCTTGCCGGGGCTAACCCCAAGGCATATATCGAGGACGTTTTCGCACATAGCGACGATGAGGAAGAAGACGGCATCCGGATTTATATGGGCGAACCGCTTACCTCGCTGAGCCACGGTGACACCCAGACCGAATCGGCTGAAAAACAGCCTGACGATACTAAGGACGACGACGAAACTGTCGGCGATGTGTTTAATTCGCTGACCGAAAAGCAGAAAAAGGTTTTCTATTTCATGCTTGCCAAAGCAATGAACGAAGGAAAAGCGGATGGCGAGGATGACGAAAATAAGGATACGAACAACAAGGAGGAAAACACGGTGAAGCACAATGTCTTCGACCAGACCACGGATGAAACGAATGGTGGCACGCTCTCTCACGACGCAATGAACGCCATCATCAAGGACACGAAGCGATTCGGCACGATGAAGGAAAGTTACCTTCAGCACGCGGACGAATACGGCATCGAGAACATCGAGTATCTGTTCCCTGAAGCCCACAATTTGAACGAAACGCCCGAATTCATCAAGCGCGACACTGGCTGGGTGAGCAAGGTTATGAGCGGTGTTCATCACAGCCCGTTCAGCCGAATCAAGAGCATGTTCGCGAACATCACGGAAGACCAAGCGCGTGCGAAGGGCTACATCAAGGGTAACCTGAAGAAGGACGAAGTCTTCAGTTTGCTTAAGCGAACGACGACCGCCACGACCGTCTACAAGAAGCAGAAGATTGACAAGGACGACTGGGATGATATTACCGACTTTAACGTTGTCAGCTGGCTGAAGACGGAAATGCGAATGATGCTGGATGAGGAACTGGCGCGTGCATATCTGCTTGGCGATGGTCGTTCGACTTCCGATGATGACAAGATTAACGAGCAGAACATTCGCCCTGTTGCGAAGGATGAAGCGCTGTTCACCATTCAGAAGGCGGTTAGTGTTACTTCTAACGCAACGGACGATGATAAGGCGAAGGCGTTTATCAAGGCTGTTATTCGCTCCCGGAAGGAATACAAGGGTTCGGGCAATCCCACGCTGTACACCACGGAAGATATGCTCACCACCTGTCTGCTTCTGACCGACACGACTGGTCGCGACATTTATGAAGATGTCAATCAGCTCTGCAAGAAGCTCCGCGTGAAGGAAATCGTCACTGTTCCGGTGATGGAGGGCGTTAAAGCGAAGGACGGCAACGATATGCTGGCGATTTTGGTCAACATGAACGACTACAACGTTGGTGCGGACAAGGGCGGCAGTGTGAATATGTTCGACGACTTTGACATCGACTACAATCAGCAGAAGTTCCTGATGGAGACCCGCTGCTCTGGTGCACTGACGAAGCCGTACTCTGCCATCGTTTACTCGCTGGTTGTCGCGTAAGGAGGTACTGAATGGACAAGGTGTTTGCGCGTGCTGAAGACAAGAATGTCATCGGCACTTTTGTTTACGGGAACGGCACTGATGGCTATGCGTACTGTGACGATGAGCATAAACATTATATGAGCGCTCCGACGCTGAAGAACCTCTTTTTCAAGGGGAGCTTCATCAGCATTCAGGATGTCATTTACAAGCCGGTCTCTATGAATGTCGTGAGCAATGAAGTTGTTGTCACTTATGTGAAAACCGATACTTCTACCGCCACGACTGCCGTTCTTGGGACCCTCTCGTCCAAGACGGAAGCGTAAAGGAGAAAATCAAAATGGCAAAGTTTTGTGGGGAAATCGGGTTTGCAGAAGCAGTTCAGACAGCACCCGGTGTGCATCGAGAACAAGTAACCGAGCATGTCTACTATGGGGATGTCATTAAAAATGCTCGTCGATATGATAACGGCGGGAAGATTAACACAGATGTCTCGCTGAACAATACGATCAGCGTCGTGATGGATGACTACCTGACGAACCACTTCTTTGCCATTCGTTATGTTCGCTGGATGGGTGTATGCTGGTCGATTGAATCAGTTGAAATACAGCATCCGCGTGCGATTCTGACTATCGGAGGAATCTACAATGGTGAAACGGTATGAATTGAATGAAAAACTCTGCCTTGCTTTAGCCTCTGCCGCGTATCACGGCATCATCAAAGAAGCAGAGAATCATGTTTATTATCAGCCGCCGGAAAACTTGAAGCTGAGTTATCCGTGCATCATCTACGAGTGGGACGGGACAACGACACGTTACGCCGACAATCGTATCTATTCGATGATGAGGCGATATACAGTCACCGTCATTGACCGAGACCCTGATAGTCAGATTCCTCTTGCGGTTGCCAAACTGCCAATGTGCAGTCACGACCGCAATTTTATTTCCGATGGTCTCTATCACTTTGTGTATACACTTTATTACCAAAACTAAGGAGGATTTTATATGTCTCGTATTCAGTGGGATACGGAAGGTCAGAAGTTTTATGAGTTTGGCGCGTCCAAGGGCGTTCTGTTTGTCAAAGATACCAATGGTTACAGCAACGGTGTCCCGTGGAATGGTCTCACTGCCGTGAATGAAAACCCAACTGGCGGTGAATCGCAGGACTTGTGGGCGGATGATATTCTTTACGGCAGTTTCCGCAGCACTGAGCGCTACGAAGCCACCATTGAAGCCTATACATATCCCGACGAGTTTGCAGCTTGTGACGGCAGTGCAGAAATTGCCCCGGGCGCTTACCTCGGTCAGCAGGGCCGTAAGCGGTTCGGCTTTGCGTTTGTGACCAAAATTGGCAGTGATGCTGATGATGGCGACCCCAGTGCGTACCGCCTGAAGCTCGTTTACGGTGCGTCCGCAAAGCCTTCTGGCAAAGACCACTCCACTATCAATGACTCCCCGGATGCGGCGACTTTCTCGTGGGAAATCGACACGCTGCCTGTGCCGGTGACTGGTCATAAGCCGACCGCAACCTTTGAGCTCGATAGTCGTACGGTTGATGCTGCGAAGCTGAAGCAGATTGAAGACCTGCTGTATGGTACCGAAACTAACGAACCGAAGCTCCCGATGCCGGATGAAATCATCCAGATCCTGACCAGCAAGAGTCCGACTGGCAATTAATTAACCTTATTGGCGAGTGTTTTATAAAACATGGGATTGCCGTAGTTGGCGGGGATACGGCATAATAAACGAATTGAAAAGGAGAACAAACACATGCTTAAGAAGCATATCAAGTATGAGGATTTTAACGGGAATGCGCGCGAGGAAGACTATCTCTTCAATCTGACCAAGTCTGAAATCATGGCGATGAACATGGAATACGATGGCGGGTTGGTAGAACTGTTGGAGAGCATCTCGTCTAAGATGGACATTCCAAAGATGTTGGAAATTATTAAGCGGCTTATCCTCGATTCGTATGGTGAAAAGAGTCTGGATGGCAAGCGTTTTGAGAAGCCCGAAACGAAAAAGCGTGAATTCGAGCAGAGTGCAGCTTACGACGCGCTGTTCATGGAATTGATGACCGACGGCAATGCAGCGGCGCAGTTTATCAACGGCATTGTGCCGAAGGATATTGCAAGCGAAGCGGCAAAGGCGGCTGCAAACGACCCCAAGCTGGCTAATCTTCAGTCTGCCGCTAATTAACATAAAGAAGTGAGAACGAGAATGCTTCAGATTACAATTCCTGAAAACGAATTTTTTAATGATTCAACAGGCGAATTCATCAGTATTCGGAAAACTACATTGCGATTAGAGCATTCTCTTCTTTCTCTATCCAAATGGGAAGCTAAGTGGCATGTACCATTCCTGACAGAGAAAGAAAAAACACAAGAGCAATGTATTGACTACATTCGTTGCATGACAATCACGCCAAATGTTGACCCGATGGTATATCTCGGATTAACGAAAGAAAACTTCGAGGCGGTAAACAACTATATTGATGACCCAGCAACAGCTACAACTATCAAAGAGACTCGAAAAAGCCGAAGCAGAGAAATCGTCACATCAGAGATTATTTATTATTGGATGGTTTCTCTAAACATTCCGTTTGAATGCGAAAAATGGAACCTCAATCGGCTAATCATGTTGGTTAGAGTTTGCTCCATCAAAAACGAGCCGCCTAAGAAAGCGAATCGGCGTGACTTATACGCCCGGAATAATATGCTGAATCAGCAGCGGCGAAGGATGTTAAATAGCACAGGCTAAAAATTCAAAATGGAGTGAAGATATGATTAAACTTCGCTCAAAAGGTAATTTCAATAAAACATATCGTTTTCTCAAGAAAGCCAGACGTCCCCGCTATCAAGAACTGCTTGAAATGTATGGGCAGTTGGGGGTAAATGCACTAAGAGATGCTACGCCAAAATCAACGGGAAAGACTGCTTCGTCGTGGTCTTACGAAATCACGGAGGAAAACGGCAAGACCATTATCGCATGGCACAATTCTAACGTAAATAAGGGTGTTAATGTTGCCATTATTCTTCAGTACGGACATGGAACGGGGACAGGCGGATATGTGACCGGGATAGATTATATCAATCCTGCCTTATCCCCTATTTTTGAAGAACTTGCAACACGAGCGTGGAAGGAGGTGACGTCCGGGTGAGTTCAATTGATACCAGAGTTGTCGAAATGTCGTTTGACAACAAACAATTTGAAGAAGGCGTAGATACTACTATTAGCTCGCTAAAGAACCTCGATAAGAAAATTCGCGAATCTTCAACAAAGGACTCATTCGAGGGGTTGGAACGGGCGGCTTCTTCCGTCTCTTTTGATGGATTATATAATAACATTGAAAAAATCGCCAATCGTTTCAGCATTTGGGGTATTGCAGTAGAGACAACCATTCGCTCCGCTGTTCAGAGTGCTGAACGATACCTGAAGAATTTTATAAAATCATTCACCACTGATCCCATCGCTTCCGGTTTTGACGAATATCAGACCCAGATTGATGCAACCCAGACGATTATGTCCAACACGTCATGGGAAATTGAAGACGACGTAGAACGTCTGGAGAAAGTCAATAGTGCACTGAGTACACTGAATACATACGCCGACAAGACGATTTACAATTTTACGGAGATGACCCGTAATATTGGCACGTTTACGGCGGCAGGTGTTGGACTACAAGACTCAACTGACGCTATTCAGGGTATCTCGAACCTCGCCGCTGTGTCTGGCTCGACAAGTCAACAAGCGAGTACCGCCATGTATCAGCTGTCACAGGCTATGTCGTCTGGTGTAGTCAAGGCACAGGACTGGAACTCGGTTGTCAACGCAGGCATGGGCGGTAAGATGTTCCAAGATGCACTTGTTGCTACCGCGTCCGCGATGGGTGTCACCGTTGAAAAGACCGTAACAGAAATCGGCAAGAACGGGAAAACGACGAAGAAAAAAGTCAAGAAAACCGTTCAGGAACTTATCAATGAAGGCAGTTTCCGTGAAAGTCTCAGTGAAGGCTGGCTCAGCAAAGATGTCCTTCTGAATACCCTGAAACAGTTTAGCGGTGTTTACACAGAAGCTAACAAAGCTGAGCTAATCGCAATGGGTTTCACGGAAGACCAAGTCGCCCAAATTATCAAAATGGGTGAAGACGCGACTGAGGCTGCAACGAAGGTTAAGACTGTTCGTCAGCTGATGGACACCTTGAAGGAATCAGCGCAGTCCGGCTGGACACAGTCTTGGCAAATTATTGTTGGCGACTTTGCGGAAGCGAAAGAATTGCTTACTAAAGTAAGCGACTATTTCGGTGGCTTGATTCAGCAGTCCTCTGATGCACGAAACGCCGTTCTTCAGGGATGGAAAGACGGCGGCGGACGAGACAAAATCATCAAAGCGTTCTGGGACATGGCAGAAGCTATCGAAAAAATCGGAAGTGTTGCAAAAAATGTATTCAATTCTGTTCTGCCAAAAATCACCTCCGATACACTCGTTGATATTTCTACAAAAATTGGAGAGTTCGCTGGTAAGTTCAAAGATTTTTTCTCTGATACGGATAACCTTGAAAAAGTTAGACGGATTTTTGAAGGAATGGCCGCTCCACTTGAAATCGTAAGAGCGGTGTTATCGGGCATCGGCGAAATTGTCTCCGCATTATTTTCTACGCTTGTTCCGAATGGGATGGGGTCGCTTCTTGACCTGTATGCCAATGTCGGCGATGTGCTTGTCAGTATAAAGGATTTTATTCTCGGAAACGGAACCATTAAAGAAATCTTCAGCCAGCTTCTTGACGTTGCAAAAACTATAGGTGTGCGCCTCTCCGAAATACTCGGAGGTATCGCCAATTTACTTGCTAAACTCAAGAAAGTTGCGAAAGACAGCGGCTTTATCGACAAAATCAAAGATACTTTGTCAGGGATTTCAGATTTTATCAAAAGCGCAATTATTGGCGTTCGCGACCTTGGTATGCAGTTTGTTGAGTTCATCACACAGTCCGATATTGGCGTGAAAATCTTCAACAAAATCAAAACTGCATTCGAGAATATCAGCCGTATCGTAAAGAAATGCACTGAAAAGATTTCAACATTTATGAAGTCTCTATTCGGTGCACAAGAACAGTCAAAAGGCGGCAGAAGCGAAAAAGAGAATGTATTCACTCGTGTCCTCAATTGGATAATCAATGTAAAGAACAAAGCACAAAACATCCTCGCATCTGTTGGCGAGATGATACATGTTGACGAAATTGTCGATAAAATCAAAACGTTCTTTTCCGAAATACAGGCTGCTTTCGTTAATAGCGACGGTTCTGTAGACGTTGAAAACGGACTTGATAGGATTGTTGATAAGCTAAAAAAGTTTTTTTTAGCGATTAAGTCCCTACTCATGTGGGTATTGGATTTTCTAAAGAATAGCGTCTTGGCAATCTTTGATGTTGTTAAGCAGATGCCCATCAATGACTTTCTGAAAATTTCCCTTGCCGTCGGCAACATCATTCGAGCGATTAGTCTATTTAGAGGCATGTCCGCCATTTCATCTGCCGCAAAGGGACTTGAATCTGCTGGAAGAGGATTCAGTGGCATTGCCGATGCGTTAAAGAACATTGCCAAAAACGGTCTCAAAGTTACGAAAGGCGAGAAAAAGTTTGATACCATAGGAACCACTTTGTTGAAAATTGCCGGTTCGTTACTTCTTGTAGTCGGTGCAGTATGGTTGTTGACACGGATAAAAGCCAGTGATATGAATTCCGCCATGCTCAGACTTTCCGAAATCGCCGCGGTTATTCTCCTCGTTGGGCTTGTTTCCAAGCTGGCATTCGGGGATGACGCCGCCGTCGGAGGCAATATAAAGAGCATTTCTATCTCTATTGCGTTGATGGCCGGGCTCGTCTACCTAATCAATCTCATCCCGCAAAGTATGTTCTACAACGGTCTTGCACGGGTCGCCTTGATGGTGTTCGTCTTCGGTGGACTTATCACGGCGATGTCCATCATCAATGGGAAATTGGGCGGAAGCGGATTCGATACAAGCAAATCGAAATTCATATCCATGGCGGTCGCCATTGGCATCCTGTCTCTATGCGTTGCCGGACTCGCAAAAATTGAGCCACTCGCACTGGCAAGAGGTGCTGCGGCAGTATTCGTTCTTGGTATTGTTCTTGGTGCTCTTGCTATTGTCATTGGAAAATACGGAAGCTATAGCAATGGTGCCAAGCCGCGCGGTCTCATTGCAATGAGTATTGCAATTGGCATTCTTGCTCTGTGCGTCGCAGGACTTGCGGCAATTCCAACCTCCGATATGCGGCGCGGTGTTGTAGCTGTATCCATTCTGGGAATCGTCCTTGCTGGACTCGTCCTTGCGGTTGGCGCAGCTTCAAAATGGGCTGGCAGCGGTAAACGTGTGCTGGCTGTCGTGGCTTCTACTATCTTGGGAATCGCGGCACTGGTCTGGGCGGTTCTTTCACTAAAAGACATCCCATTCAGCAGACTGGCTGAGATTATAGGGTCTATAACTGTTGCTCTTGTTGGGATCTTTCTTGCAATCGCTGGTTCGGCAAGATTAGCTGGAAAGGGCGGCGGAACTCGTGCATTTGTGGAAGCTATCGGGGCAGTTTTAGCCATTGCAGCACTTGTAGCCGCAATTCTATTGCTGAAAGATATTCCCGAAGAACAGATTAAAACAATTTGTATCTCCTTGGGTGCTGCTTTAAGTGCTTTATTCCTATCCATCGGCGGTGCGGTTCGTCTTGCTGGACATAATATACTTGGGACTATCGGGATTGTTCTCGTACTGGTTCTATCACTTGTCGCCGTCTGCGCCGCACTGAAATTCATATCTGATAACGATATTAAATGGGAAACGATTGCTGCTTTGTGCGGTGGCGTATCCGTACTTGCGCTGGCCATTGCCGGTGCTTGTAAGTTAGCAGGTGCAGGTGCTGGCTCAACCTTGTTAGGCGCGGCCGTCCTTGCCGGTGCTCTTCTGCTAATTGGTCTTGGTATTGCCGCCTTCGCAATGCTCGCAGGAAGCGCGATGGATTCCTTCTCGACCGGCATATTTAAGCTGGGTGCAAATCTTGACCTCGCAAAAACAGCAGCAGAAGGAATTGACGGCGACACATTCCAGCCTATGATTGACGCGGTCGAGTCACTGGTCACACTTGCCGCGAGTCTTCTGACCGTAAATACTGCTGGAATCGACAGCTTCGGGACGGCAATTGTAAATCTCGGAACTCGGTTGAATCTGTTCAGCACTTTGACTTCCGATATTTCAGGGGATACCTCGAATGTAACATCAGTCGTCGAAGGGATTAGCAGCATCAGCACCACTTTCGCAGACTTGGCAGAGCGAAATATTGACATCGACAAATTGTCGAACAGTCTTGTCAATATTGGCGCAGCCATTAACCTATATAGCACATTAGTGGGCGATGGAACGATTGCACTTGAATTGCTCGCTGGCTCCGATAAGGAAATCGACGCTTCTAAAGTAAAGACGCTGTTTGATAACCTCTCCGAAAATATCCCGGACGAATCGACCATTGAGAAAGTCGCCTCTTTCGCAGAGGGTGGAGGTAATGACCTCACAAATTTCTCGCTGGGATTGACCGCCCTTGGCGGTGCATTGAACTCCTACAAAGATAGCGTAGAGGGTCTCGATGGCGATGCTGACATCACTGCTGCCGAAAATGTTCTCGATAGCATTTCGCGCCTGAAGAGCAAGCTCGCTAATGAGGGGAAACAGATTGACTTACTCGGATGGTGGAATGGCAAAGGAACGACACTGCAAGAATTCTCGGAAAACATCGTTCTGCTGGGCGGTGGCTTAAAGTCCTTTAAGGACAGTGTCGCTGGAATTTCCGGAATCTCGGTTGACTCTGACGGCACCGAAAAGACAGTGGATGATGTCTCCAGTGCGCTTTCCGTTGTGGATACGCTCGTCGAGATGGAAAACAAATTAACCAAAACCGGTGGCATTTGGCAATGGTTAAGCGGCTCGAAAGACTTTGGTGCGTTTGCAACCAGAATCAATCAGTTGGGCATTGGAATAAAAGCCTATTACGATTCCGTCAAAATGGTGGACTCAGGCGCACTTGGGAGCTTAACTTCCCCAATTGAAGCCCTTGCAAGCATTGAAACAACACTCGATGACAGTGGCGGTTTGCTACAGATATTCACGGGTTCTTCCAACATCGGTACGCTGGGCGAAAATCTGAAGAACTTCGGTACTGGGTTCTTGGCATTCTGCAAGATTATGCAGGAAGCAGACGATGACGGCTTTAAGATTGACCCCGATGCGATTCAAAACATGATTACGCTGTGTTTTGACCCGTTAGTTGGGCTTGAAGAGCGGATGTCTGCCATTCCGTCTTCGGGCTTCAATCTGGAAGACTTGATTGACCATCTGGGCGATAACAAAACTCGGTTGACAAATATCGTCGAGTTCTTTGATAGTGTAAAGACAAAGGACTTTACTGCTGCGGCTAAGGGATTCATTGACAATGTGATTACGCCGTTGATTACAGTTGAAAGCAGTCTTAACAAAGTCGAGTCTGGGAAGTTCAGACTAAATGGGCTACTCGCAGACCTTGGCGAAAAGGGTGATATTCTTGCAAACATCAACACGTTCTTCGGCACGATGAAAACAAATGAAACTGGTGAGCTAATGAAGAACTTCGTTGATAATGTGATTACACCTTTAGTTACCGCAGAACAAACGTTGGGTACGGTCACCAAAAATGATTCTCGTATGCGCATAAAAGACCTGTTGTATGACCTTGGGACGTGCAAGAAAGAGATGGATAATCTTAACAACTTCATCAAGACTCTTTCTGACAATGGAACATCCACGGTCATGTCTGATTTCGTCGCAAACGTCATCGACCCGCTTGCTGCAATCGAGGTAAAACTCGCCGCAATCAAGCGAGATGACTTTAATCTTTCGGATTTGTTCGACCACATCGGCTCGATTGACTCTACAGCATCCATCGAGGCACTTGCGACACTCATCTCAAGCATGATTAGTTCGGTCAACGAGCTTCATTATCAATGGGTTGCTACGGGCGAGTATTCTATGAGCGGATTTGCGATGGGCATCAGAAGCAAGCAGAGCCTTGTGACGTCAACCGCCATTGCAGTTGCTAAGAGCGCGTATCTGGCGGCTCAGCGAACGCTTAGGATTGGGTCACCGTCCAAGGCATTTGCCGAAGTTGGCATGTATAGCGACATGGGTTGGGCACAAGGCATGAATCGCTATGGATATATGGTGGAAGCAAGTGCCGAAAACACGGCGGACAACACCCTGTTCTTGGCACACGACTTGATGTCTTCGCTGGCGTATCTGATGTCCGACATGGATTCTGCACCGACCATTCGTCCTGTCCTCGATACCACGGAAATTCAAAATGGTTTCGATACGATGGATGGCATGTTCGGGAATCGCAGTTTGAGTCTCGGCATCAACGAAGCATCCAGAACTGCCCGAAACATGGCGAGCTGGGTGAACGATGGCCATCAGGTAACTTTGCATACAGACAACAGCGACGTTGTGAACGCGATTAACGTTCTTTCGCAGAACTTCAATCAGCTCAGCGACGCTGTTTCCAATATGCAGATGGTACTGGATACCAACACTGTTGTTGGTCGTCTCAGTCCCAAAATCGACAAACGACTTGGTGTACTCGCAAGTCAACGCGGGAGGGGGAACTAAGTGTATCACTCAATCGCCATAGGGGACAAAAACACATGGGATGATTGGCACTTAGTGCCTCTCTCCCGCCCCTTTTTTGCTCCGCCGATTCCGAAAACAAATTTTGTTGATATTCCGGGCGGTGATGGGTCTATCGACTTATCGACTGCGCTTTCCGGGAGAACGGTCTACGAAAATCGAACGGGGACTATTGAGTTCATGATTGTGAACGGCTATAAAGAATGGTACATCCTTTATAGCGAAATCATGAACTACCTTCAGGGAAGAAAACTCCGTGCTGTTCTCGAAGATGACCCCGGTTTCTATTATGAGGGTCGCTTCTGGCTGAAGACTTGGAAATCTGGCGAACATTATTCCAGCATTACGATGGAATACAACGTCAGTCCGTACAAGAGAAGTGTAAACACCAATGAAGATTGGATTTGGGATACTTTCAACTTTGAAAACGGCATCATCTACAGCTATACTAATTTGTCTATTGGCGATGGTCTAACCATCGAAGTTCCCGGAACGATTGCTGGCATGTCTGTGGATGTAACGTGTTCTGATGATGGCGTTGTGCTATCTATGAATGGACTTGATTACACATTAGAACAAGGGCGGAACATTCTCTCGGATACTTCCCTATCTATCGGGATGAATACTCTCAGCTTTAGAGGAACAGGGATGATTACAATCAATAACGTCGGGAGGTCACTGTAAATGTTTAGCATCTATGTTGATGGTGAACTGCTATATAGACCCGATGGCGACATTGACTGCGTGATCACAGACCCGGTTCTCAGGCTTGAAATGGGAAAATCCGGTTCCTTGACTTTTGGATTGCCGGTCACGAATGCACTTTACGGGCGATTGCAGAAGCTGGTCTCCATCGTTCAGGTGTTCTACGACGAACAGGAAGTATTTGAAGGGCGCGTCCTCTCGCTTACAAGAGATTTCGACAACACACTTCAAGTCGAATGCGAGGGCGAACTCTCCTATTTGGTCGACTCTGTTCAGCGAAATGATGCGTTTACTGGCAAAACCACTGAACTGCTTGCCGAAATCATTGCCCGTCATAACGAAATGGTGGAGCCTTTCAAACAATTCAAAATGGGGAAAGTCACTGTTGAAGAACGTGACATCACCATTGTAGGACAGTCTGATAAGACCACCGATGATGAAGGGAACTTCGATTATCGGCAAATCGAAATCAACTCCACCACAAGCGAATGGCGAGACACTCTGGACTACATTGAAACATGTCTAATCAATTACTGCGGTGGATATTTGAGGGCGCGTCGTGATGTCGCTGGCAACCTATATCTGGATTGGATTGCCAACTACTATGACCAGACAACGCAAACAATTGAGTTTGGTGTGAATATGCTCGACCTTGAGGAAGAGGACGACGTAAATGATATTTTTACGATACTCATTCCACTCGGCACGAATAATCTGACAATCGAAGAAGTCAACGATGGCAGCCCTATGCTGGTTGACGAAGAACGGGTTGCCAAATACGGCAGAATCATAAAAACGAAAACATTCGATAGTGTGTCAAAACCAGAGACACTGAAAGAAAACGGCGAGCGATACTTACGCGAGAACGGTTTTCCAAAAGTTACACTGACAATCAATGCCGTAGACCTCCATCAGTATGATAAGAATGTCGAGATGATTCGGCTCGGCGACCGGGTGCATGTATTGTCCGCCCCACATAGCATTGGTGATTATTTGATATGCACCGAGATTGAATACGATTTGGCAGACCCCGCAAATACAGAGTATACATTTGGGCAGCCTACGCAGTCACTTACGCAGCGCTGGCGAAAAGACGCTCAGAAATCCGGCGGTGGTGGCGGTGGTGGCGCTGCAGAAGCGGCATCTGAAGAAGCACAACGGAAAATTTACGATGCATGGATTAACGTAGATGCTGGTGCAGGACATGTGACACTTGGCGCACTGGCAGATAAGGCTGATAGAACTGAAAAGACCCTCACAGGCATGAAAGAATACCTGAACATGAAGGTCGGCATTGATGTGGATGCAAAAGACCCAGAAGCAGGGGTCAATATTAACATCTACACAATGCGGTCGATTCTTGACGAGCACGATAAGACGCTGCTTGAACAGGGAACGTACATTAAACAAATCAACGATGATACTAAGTCAGCGATTGAGCAGACAACGGCATACGTTAACCGAGTTAATGCAGATGTAGCGAATCACTACACCGAATTCCTCCAGAAGTCGAGCGACATGGAATCGAGTCTCACATTGAAAGCAACAAAAGAAGAAGTTGTTGACCTTGATGCCAAAGTTGCATCACTTGAAGTCTCTGTCTCGGATAACGAATCGAAAATCACGGCACAGGCAGATACAATAGCTCTCAAAGCCAACAAAACCTATGTTGATTCGCAGATTACTGAAGTGCAAAAGCTCATTGCTGATGAGATTGAAGCTACTAAGGCGAATGTTGATTGGCTCAACAGTCTATCAATTTCCGTAGCTTTTTTAACTGTACGGGGCGGCGTTGACGTTACGAACAGTGTGAATGCATCATCTGTGCACGCCAGTGAGACTGTATCTGGAAATATGGTAACTGCCAACGCAATCGGGGCTAACCTTTCGATTAAAGTTGGAGGGAAAGATGTCGCCACGCAAGACTGGGTAAACGAACAAATCGCTGCTATCACAATTCCTGACATCAGTGGTGATATTTCAGTAGACAGCATCACTGCTGGCAGTGGAAGTTTTAGTTCGCTTACTCTCGGCGAAAACACTTTAGCCCGGAAAAGCCACACTGCGATAACCGGCATTAAGGGCATCGCAATCAAAACAACGACCGCCACATTACGTTACACCAATGCAAATGGGGATGTCGCCAGTCAGAAAATCGTTACCGGTGTCACCATCGACCAAACAGGACTTACAAAATCGACAATCTACTACTACGGCTAAGTAGGAAGGAGGCACGATTATGCACGAGAAAATTGAGGAAATTTCTAAAACCGCACGAACGATTCGGGATGTTTTGAATCTGGTAACAGTTAAGGGGCAGGACGATTGCGCTCGGATTGTTTATTGCTGTAACAAGTGCGACGAAATTGCTAAAAAGGCAGCAGCTCTTCCGAATGATAAATCAGAAGATGCAATCGAGGTGGTAACAGGTGACTAAGTTCTTTGAAAACCTTCTCTCTTCTTTGAAAACCACTATATATGGCAGGGAGATGCGTCAGCTGATTCATGATGCTTTCAAGGAAATCGGTGAAACGATGCTTACCCCATCCGAGGTCGAGTCTTCTACGTCCATTGGTATATTGCAACACAACGGGACAGATATTTACCCCAAAACCGTCCCCGAAGCAATTATGGATGTTAGCGGGGAGAATGCAGGAAAATCACTTGTGTTTGGCGATGACGGGAAAGTACACCCAAGTGATACGGCTGGACTCACGCAGGAGGATAAAGAACTAATCCTGTCTCTTTTCGATAAGGCTTCCTATTTCACAGATGAAGCAGATGCTGTACTCACAAAACTACGCAACAAATGGACAGGAGGTTAATGAGATATGGCCTGGCATCTGTTTGCCGAAAACAACGTAAAGACAGATCCGCAAGGTTACAAAGAGTTTATGCTTGATGGCCCTGAAGACTTGACAAACGGAACAGAACCGCTGAACTCCGGATGCTTTGGGAGCATTTGTTTCACGCCGGGTTTCAAAGGCATGTGGCAAAAAGCTCCGAGCGGAGAATGGGTCAAAATGGGGGTGGAAGATAATGCCTGATACATCCACAATCGGTGCTGTTTTGAACCTTTTCGGCGCTGGCAGAAATTCCGGAACCAAAGTACCGCTGACAACTGACAAAACTTTATCGCTTGCGGACAGGGCCGCTGATGCACAGAAGGTTGGCGAAGCACTGGATAAGAAAGCGGATAAAGCCCGCGAGAATTTCCTTATTGGCAGAGCATCTGGTGCAGCGATTAGCGTTGACGATGCTTTTGCCGCGCCCATGCTTGGTTTGCATGTGTATGGTAAAAGCACACAGGACAGCACGCCAACACCGACCGTGCCCGTACCGATTACCAGTGCTGGCAGTGGCGGGACAGTAACCGTCCGCTTGACAGGAGAAAATCTGCTAAACCCGTCGCTCTTTCAAGATGGGCGATACCAGAATTTTGACGGCACTTCCGCTAATTACGCCATTGCCACCAACGACAATTACTGGATTACCGGGCTTCAGCCGTGCGTACCGGGAACGGCGTATCACGTCAACCGCGTCTTCGCCGGTGGATGCTTCTATGATGAAGCACGGCAGCCGCTTGGAGCAATCAGCGTCGGCGAGAGTTTCCGTACGCCTACCCGATGCGGCTATTTTTGTCTGAACTTTGAAAAGTCAGCTGTGGCATTCGGCGCGCAGGTTGCTGTTGCGCTGGGTGATGCAATTTATGCACCCTACGCCGAACAGACGCTGATGCTGCAAACGCCGAATGGTCTTCCCGGCATCCCGATCGCATCCGGCGGCAACTACACGGACGAAAACGGGCAGCAGTGGGTCTGCGATGAGGTGGATTTGGCGCGCGGGGTATATGTGCAGCGAATCACCAAAATCAAGGTGACGTCGTCGCTTAGCTGGCAAACAACGGGAAATGCGGTTGACCGTTACTTTGCGTGGTTCAGCGGCATTTACACGTCTAACGTGCTCTGCACGCACTTTTCTACCGCACTGGGTGCTGAAACAGTCGGTGGCGCGATTGCCAACCGAAACAACCTTGTTGGCTTTGCATACGGCGCAAAAGGGACAACGACACTCGATGACTTCAAGGCGTTCCTCGATGCGAATGACGTGTACATCTGGGCGGCACTCGAATCCCCTGTTGAAACTGCTCTTTCATCCGCCGAAATCGCCGCGTACAAGGCGCTGACCACCTACGCCCCGACGACCGTCATCATCGTGAGTGATGGCGCTGGCACAGAGATAAAGTACCAGCGTGATGTGAATATTGTAGTGAAAGCATTAGAAGACGCAATTGCGTCCATGACGACGCACTAAAGGAGGCATTTTTGTGGCAATTAACAGCAAAGCTCGGCACGATCTAACTCTCCGTGCAATTAAACGCGAGATTTCTTCCGGTCGCGACGTGGCATTCTGGCTCGATAAGGCTTATGCACACCTTGATAACGGGCTGTTTGGCGAGAACGATATCTCTGATATTGAGACACTCGCACAGGCATACTACGATTCGCTGGATGCGGCGGACAAAAACAGCGAATTGGCTGACTCAACCGACGAGGTCAGAACAGGAACATGAGTAAAATTAAGGTTTCCGACCTTCTGTCGGAGCTCAACATCATGCTGAAAGAGCATTGGAGCTACATCTGGGGTTCTGCTTCCAAGGGATGTGTAGACTGCTCTGGGGCTTTAGTCTATGTTTTCCGCAAGTACGGTCACAGCATCTATCATGGGTCGAACAGGATTGCGCGGGTTGAGGTGGACGAGCTGCTCCCGATCAGTCAGGCGAAACCCGGTATGGTGGCTTTCAAGGCGCGAAATCCGGGAGATGCCAAGTATGCTCTGCCGAGTGCCTACAAAAGCGGCGGGAAGAATTACAATGGGGACTTGCGAGACTTCTATCATGTCGGCGTCGTCGGTCAAAATGGTAAAGTGCTGAACGCGCAGAGTTCCTCGACTGGCTTCGTGGAATCCCCCATCAAGACGTGGACGTGCGTTGGATACCTGAAGCAGGTGGATTATGGGGACATGCAGGAGGATAATATGACAAACGATTCTATTGATATTTGTGGCACAGCCGAAGTAATCGCTGAATCTGGCACTACGGTGCGGATGCGTTCGAGGCCGCTGAAGAATGCCCCAATCGTGGCGAATGTCAAAGTTGGGACACTGGTAAACCTTCTGGAAACCACTTCCGATTGGTGTCAGATTGAGGTGAACGGCAAGGTCGGATACATGATGAGCAAGTTCCTGAATAAACTCGATTCGGCGCAAGAGTCCGAACCTGACCTGAGTGATTCTATTGATATTCGGGCACTGGTCAACCGAGTCGCAAAACTCGAAGCTCGCGTAACCGTACTTGAAGGTGGTGTCGGCTGATGCCCGAATGGGTCAAAACACTCATCACTGTTCTCATAGCGGTGTTCGGTTCGTCCGGTTTCTGGGCATACATCGCCAAGCGAAACGAAAAAAAAGACGTCAAAACGCAAATGCTCATCGGTCTTGCGCACGACCGAATTTTGTTTCTGGGGATGCGATACGTTGAACGGGGATATATCACCCGTGATGAATATGAAAACCTCTATGAGTATTTGTATCAACCTTATGAAAAGATGGGCGGAAACGGCTCTGCCAAACGTGTGATGCAGGAAGTAAACAAGCTGCCGATTCATTCGCAGCAAGTTGAGCATAAAAAGGAGGGGTCACCATGCACAAAGCGATGTTGAGTCAGCCCATGGGCGGCAAGACTCAGGAAGAAATCGTGGAAACCCGCGAACGTGCAATTCGTGCGCTTCAAGATAGGGGCTACAAAGTCGTCAACACCCTGTTTACGGATGGGTGGTACAGCAAGGAGTACATGGAGGCGCGCGGCGTTGTGCAGATTCCGCTGTGTTTCCTTGCCAAGTCTCTGGAAAACATGAGTCTTTGTCATGCCGCTTATTTTTGTAGGGGTTGGGAACAGGCTCGCGGTTGTCGCATCGAACATGAAGCTGCAAAGAGCTACGGACTTGAAATCATTTATGAAGAATAATGAGGAATAAATTATGTTGAGCAATAAGGTTTACGACGTTCTGAAGTGGATTGCGATGTATCTTCTGCCTGCACTGGGCACGCTGTATTTCGCTCTGGCGGGCATTTGGAACTTTCCCTACGGTGAAGAGGTGGTTGGCACAATTACCGCCGTAGACACGTTTCTGGGCGTGATTCTGGGCATCAGCACGGCACAGTATAATAAGACACTCGATGGTGAATAATTGAAAACGAGGGAAGCGCTAATTGCTTCAACAGCGCTTCCCTCAAAATTTTAGAGGAGACGTTGACAATGCCTGAGCTTCCGGAGTATATTAAAGACCTGATTGGGGAAACATTGATGCAGGTTACCGACAAACTGAACCTTGGCAACTCCATACCGAATCGTGATTCCTTGGAAAGCGAGGAATTTATGTCTAATACGATTCGACGGCATGTCCGAATCAACGGAACGACCGTATGGATTACAGCAAAGACCGAACAGGAGTACATGGAAAAAGTTGTCCGACTTAGCGGCGGGAATGTGATGCCCGTGAGTAAGCCCAAGCATCCGTTTGGCGAGTATGCGCTTACTTGGCTGAATGTGTTCTCGCGTCCAAACGTAGAGCGGGTTACATCAGTTAGTTACGAGCAGCAGCTTAAGAACTACATTCTCCCCGTCTTAGGTGAGATGAATCTGGAGGACATTACCCCTGCGGATGTGCAGAAAATCTTCAACAACATGGGTAAGCGCATGAAGCAGGAGTCCAAGAATAAAGTAAAAATCGTCCTAAATCAAATTTTCAAAATGGCGATGAACGATGATATTATTGCGAAGAATCCTCTGGAAGCCCCCTCTATCCGAATCAAGGGTGAGAAGTCAACCCCTACAGTACCATACAGTGTAAACGAAATGCGGTATATGGCGGAACACCTGATTGATATTCAGAGTGGCATGGATAGAGCATGGCTGGCTATCTCTATCTCACTTCCGCTGCGTCCCGAAGAGGTTTTGGGGTTGACGTGGGCTGATGTCGACGAAGTCAATGGGGTTTTCCATATTCGGAATACAGTCACACATCCCGCTCGAAATGAGCCGGAGTTCAAGACATACACAAAGACCGCTGCGAGCATTCGAGACCTTGCTGTTTCGGAAGAACTCCTCAGTTGTCTGCCAGTTCGCGGAAAACCCTATGAATTCGTCATCGGCGGAAAGACTCCCTTGACCTACATGCAAGTCCGGCGGATGCGGGAGCGAATTCAGCGGGATATCCAGTTTGATGGCAGTATCACACCCCGGCGATTCCGGACAACAGTAGCAACGGATATTTCAGCACAGACCCATGACCTGAAGCTCGTCCAGAAAATGTTGGGACATTCCTCACCGCAGATGACACTGAAGCACTATGATAAAGGTCGCAGCACGACGGTCGATGCGACTGACGCAATCACTTCATGCTACGGATTAAAGCGAATGTGAGTTCTCGTCGTGCAGGCTTGGTGCAGAAAAATCCGCCTCAAACCCAGTAAAATCAAGGCTTTGCGGACTTGTTCGGTGTAGACTTGGTGCAGAAAAATAGGGATGAGGTCAGGAAAATGTCAAGACTGCATGGTGTGCTGCTTAAAAATGCAAAATTCCGCCCCAAAACACGAAAAAAGCCCTGCAAAATGCAAGGCTTATGGAGCTGATAACCAGATTTGAACTGGTGACCTCATCCTTACCAATCAGTAATTAACATTTGGGGAATCACGATTCTATTTCCATAACCGTAAGATAACCAAAGTTCCTCGCGCTATTCGGGAAATTTTGTTTATCTCACAGTCGAAAAACGCATCCCCTTTTATGAGAGCGTATGCATCTTGTAAAAGGAGGTTGACTATGAAGCGGTATGCTTATATTGGCCCGGTGCTGGTGTTTGGTAAGATTACGAACCCGAAATGGAGCGGCGAAACTTTAGCCGTAAGTTTCGATAAGGCAAAGTCTAACTTGATGTACCAGTATAAAAAACAAACTGGACGAACAAAGAATGTAAAGATAGAATTTACAGGAAAAATATACGTTGTCGAAGAGTAAAGTCGAAGGAAATAATTTCTTCGACTTTTTTATTTCCACATGCATATTTTTGACTAAAAATGCATAACATATTACTACCGAGGGATGAAGTCTCCCCGGTAAATGAAAAGGAGGAAACGGTAACATGAGTGAACGAGCTGAACTGAGCCGTAAGAACCCGTACTGGATTCCGCGTCACCGTTACTATGAGCTGAAGCACTTCTGCTTGCAGTTCCGTGACTACCAGCACAGGTGCCTTGAACTGGACGGAATGAGCAATTGCCATCCTGCAGTTAGGGAAATTCAAAATGGTGTACAAAGCGCAGGCGAATTCACGGTTTCTCAGGCTATTGAGCGAGCCAGATTCGCCAAGTACATTGACATCATCGAATCTGCTGCTGAAGAAGCTGCTCCCGGTCTGTCAAAGTGGTTGTTAATCGGGGTGACGCAAAACGCCCATTACGACATCTTGAAACTTAGGTTTGGGATTCCGTGTGGGAAAGACATGTACTACAACGTTTACCGTCGTTTCTTCTATATTCTGGATAAAAAACGCGAATAACCAACTCTCTGAGAGATTTCGACTTGAAATCTCTCTTTTTCTTAGAATAACCGTACGCACTCTACCATTCTGTATGCTATTTTAGTAATGAGGAGGACACTTAAAAATGGATTATATCGAGAGGCAAGCTATTGCGAAACGTATGACGTGGACTAATGAATTTGGTTGCAACGTCGCCAAGGCATACGACGAAATCAACTGCAACGACCCGGAGCATCATGACCTCAACCGAGAAAATGGGAACATCAACGGGAATACCCCAATGGGGGCAATGCTCCACATGGGCAGTGTTGCCGCAAAGGAGTATTACTTAGATGCAGACGTTGTTCCGCCGGAATACGCCCGTCTCCATCGGGAAGGCTACATTCATATTCACGACCTTGACTTTTACGGCTGGACAACGACCTGCACACAGATTGACCTCCTGAAGCTGTTTCAAAATGGGTTTGACACGGGGCATGGTCATCTTCGCGAACCAAAATCAATTGGCAGTTACGCTGCTCTCGCTGCCATTGCCATTCAGTCGAATCAGAACGATCAGCACGGTGGGCAGGCAATCGTAAATTTCGACTATGCGATGGCTGCGGGGGTTAAGCTAACTTACGAGAAGTATTACGACGAGGCTCATTCTATCCTCGAAAACCTTAGAAACGATAGCGGTGTAACATTCAAACTCGCTTGCAGTCATTCCAAATGGATACGGAACTACGCCACAGAGAAGACCAGACGCGACACCTATCAGGCGATGGAGGGTTTTATCCACAATCTAAACACTATGCACAGTCGAGCCGGTGCTCAAGTCCCCTTCAGTTCTATCAACTACGGGATGGACACTTCTTGGGAAGGCAGACTTGCAATCGAGCAGCTTCTTCTTGCTACTGAGGCAGGATTGGGACATGGCGAAACTCCTATCTTCCCAATTCAGATTTTCAGGGTTAAGGAGGGTATCAACTATAATCCCGGAGACCCGAACTACGACCTGTATCGACTTGCCATTCGAGTATCTGCAAAGCGATTGTTTCCGAACTTCGCTTTCGTGGATACTCCTTTTAATTTGCAGTATTATAAGCCCGGACATCCTGAAACTGAAATTGCCTATATGGGATGCAGGACGCGGGTGATTGGGAACGTCTACGACCCTACTCGTGAGATTTGCAATCAGCGCGGGAATCTCTCATTCACAACAATCAATCTTCCTCGCTTAGCGCTTGACCTTCGAGATAGCGGTAACTCTGACATTGTCCCTGCGTTCCTGAACCGTGTCTCGGTAATGACGCATACTGTAATCCTCCAACTTATGGCAAGATTCAGAGTTCAAGCACAACGCAAGGTTAAGAATTTTCCATTCTTGATGGGGCAAGGTGTGTGGCTCGATTCTGAAAAGCTAAATCCAGAAGATACCCTTGAAACGGTTCTAAAGCATGGTACGCTCAGTGTTGGCTTCATTGGATTGGCTGAGGCGCTGAAATGCCTGATTGGGGTGCACCACGGCGAAAGTGAAGATGCACAAAAGTTGGGTTTGCGGATTATTTCCATGATTCGTTCGATTTGCGATGCCGAATCGCAAAAATATGGAATGAACATCACCTGTCTCGCAACGCCAGCTGAAGGTCTTTCCGGGCGTTTCGTCAAAATGGATAGAGAAAAGTACGGGAACATTCCGGGCGTTACAGATAGAGAATACTATACAAACAGTTTTCATGTTCCCGTATATTACAAAATCGGAGCATATGATAAAATTAGAATAGAAGCTCCCTACCACGCGCTAACAAACGGCGGGCACATTACATACATCGAAATGGACGGAGACCCTACAAAGAACCTTGACGCCTTCGAGATAGTGATTCGCTGTATGCATGATAACGGAATTGGCTACGGAAGTATTAATCATCCTGTAGACCGTGATCCAGTATGCGGGTACACCGGAATCATCAACGACACATGCCCCAAATGCGGTCGCATTGAAGGCGATGTTCCGTTTGAGCGCATTCGTCGTATCACCGGTTACCTTGTTGGGAACATGAGCAAATGGAACGACGCAAAGCGCGCAGAGGAACGTGACCGAGTAAAGCATCTCTAATCGACGAAAAAAGCAGTCACTATTATGGAGAACCGATCTTATAGATTGAAAGGAGAACTCTATATGAACGACCGACTAAAGGCTGAACTCGATGAGGAGTTTGACAAGCTGAATGCTCTTAGCCCCAGCGATGAAGGCTATAAGGAAGCAACTGAGCGGTTCACCAAGGTCTACTCCCTCTATCTGGACGAGGAAAAGAATCAGACAGAGGCCGAATTCAAGAAGCTACAAATTCAAAATGATAAGCTGATGAAGGAGGCTCAACTGTCTGAAACGAAAAAAGACAGATGGTGGAAAGTAGGTCTTGGTGTAGCTGGCTTAGTGCTGCCATTGGCTATTCAAACAATGTGGTATCGGATGGGTATGAAGTTTGAAGAAACTGGCTCGTTTAGTTCTGCTTGTAGCAGGTCCATCTTCGGGAACCTGTTCAAGAATAAGACAAAGTGACTCAAAGGGAGGATGCCTGACTTTACAGGTACTCTTCCTTTTTCCATTTGTCGAAAAAAAACAAACCGTATTATGAAGGGGAAACCCTATCAAAATTTTAGGAGGTTTTACAATGTTGCACGATTTCATTGAAAATGCTCGTTCCGATGCTCGTGAACTCTCGGAGGGGGCGTTTGACGGCAAATACATTAACATTCTTACGGTAATTGGGACTATCACCGACGCCCTGTATTGGTTGGCATCAGCGCCGTTGGTAATCTCGGTTACTATTCTGGGAGTTGTGCATGGGCTGCGATTACGTTTCTTCCCTACGACGGACGTTGATAACGATGAGAAATCTGACGACTTTGAATTTTCTGACCATGATGAGTAAACCCACGAGGGAAGATGCTTTGTTATCAGCATCTTTCTTTTTTTTCTAAAATCGAAAATTGCAGCTCTTATTACGAAGGGACTACCCTATCAAAAATTGGAGGTAATTAAAAATGGATATTGGTTCTTTTCTCATTGGCGTAGGTCTTACTATGGCGACGATTGGTCTTTACTTAAATCTATCTGGATACAAAGAAAAGATGAATGAAGTGAACGACAAGTTGACCACACTCGAAAATACGCTGATCAAACAGGAACAATCGAAGGAAGACTAAATTAGATAGGCATCCCTTGACAAATGACACCGTTTACAAGGTGTCATTTGTTTTCAAAAAGTCGATAAAAACATGTTATATTATGGGAACCTAATAAATTTAAGGAGGTATTTCCATGAGAAATACGGTTTTCTTGTACGGGTTCACAAACATGCATGAGATGCACGGCTGCTACTTCATCTGCTGCGAAGAGCTCAGTATTCAGAGAATCAAGAGCATAGCGAAGCTCATCGTCACGGAATATCCTGACGTGAAGCGTGTCTATGCGATTGATAATCGGAGAGGGCTCCGCAGAGAGTTCTTGGAAGCTGCCGCATCTAAGGTGTTTGTGGACCGATTCGTGTTCGAGGACACCTGTAAGACGGAAGGGTTGCTTGTCTTAGAAATCTGAGTTCCAAAGCGGAGGAGGCTGACAAAGCCTCTTCTGTTTTCATTGATATTTGAAAGGAGACTCCAAAATGCGATACCACTTTGAGCGCCCGGTTAAAACAACTTCCCAGCATGGTGAGACATACCTGTGCGACCATCCTGTTTACAGTAGATGCACATTGTATAAGCTCGGAAATCGTGGACTTGCAGTGATTCAGCAGCGATACATTCGAGCTAACAAGGCTACGATTTGGCGAGAAATCTACCCTTGGCTCACAGATTCTATTTACTATGCACCGGGGTTCAATGAGTTCTTCAACGAGCGTGCTGGCGAAGCTGTTGATGGTATCTATCCCACAGTAACTGTGCGCCAATTGATGTGGGCACTCAAAATGAAGCCACTTGAAAAGGAAAGATGGGAAACAGTGTTCGACCGCCGTGATATTTGAGGAGGCAGTATATATGAAATTTTTCAATTATAATTCCGATAATACCGCATGGTACATCTACATTGACTACGAAAAACGTACTCCCTACTACATTGATAGCGGCGGAGCAAACATTATTGTTTGTCGAGATTATAAGCATGTACTGGATTCGTTTCTGGTCGCATCTCATGCTACTGAGGGGGCGTTTGTTGCTGATATTCCTGTGAACACTTTGGGCATCAGAGTTGTATCCTGTTTGCGCGATTTGGAGCAGCTTCGCCCATATTTGGTTCGCATTCACGTCGACCCCGTAGACGCTATTGTAAAGCGCAAGGCAATCAAAAACATCATTGATATTTTGGATAACTACAAAGTCGAAGTTTACAATTCCTATAATGGAGAACCCATTACAATTTAAGGAGGCGTAATCATGCGTATCTACGTTATCCCCGATGAGAACGAAACGAAGTTTCAGTCGTTCAAACGGAAGGCGAAGGAAAAGTTCGACAATGGCATTGATGCGATTAAACAGCACAAGGAGGAAATCATTGAGATTGCGCCGTTAGCTTTGGGCGCACTGGCTGTAACGGCAAAAGTCATTACAAAGTCAGTGCATCTGAAGCAGGAGCGTGATTTGAAAGACCGCTTTGTCTGGGACAACCGACTCGGCCATTATTGGCATACTCGACGGAAACTTTCCAACAACGAATGGCTGGAAGTGGAGCGTCGTAAGAAATTGGGTGAGGACATCGGAACCATTTTGCGTTCTATGAAGCTGCTGAGGTAACTCCACACGGAAGGTCGTTTACAGCGACTTTTCCGTTTCTCCTAAAAAGTCGAAAATTGCAACTCTTATTATGAAAGAGGTTGCTCTTGACAAAAATTTTAGGAGGAATGACTATGTTGCTTTTGAATTTGTTTTTCTACGGTTTCTTGTTCTGTGTGTTTTGTTTGGTAATTAAAAGAGCCGTACAACTTGCGTTCAGAATCGTCAATAGCCTATTCGATAAGGTTAATGACATGCTGTAATCTCGTGACAAAGGAATTGGCTGAAATTGCAATCAGCCTTTCCTTTTTTGCTTTTCAAAATAAAAGGAGGTATCATTCTATGGAATTTGGAAAGAAGCTCGGCTTACTCAGTGGCATGATTGGCGGAAACACTAAGAATCCGTCAATTCTGAAAGATATTCTTGGTTCTCCAGACGACTTCAAAATCGAGGCATCAATCGAAGATGGTGAACTTGTCATTCGCGTTCGGCGGAAAACAGTCGCTGTCACTCGGAGAAAAAAGAAAGTCATCAGGCGCTTACCCGGTGCTTGATTACTATACAACAAGGAGGTATTTCTATGGATATTCTGGGGTTTCTGAAGAAAAATCGGGCGCTCATCGGAACTTGCGGAGGCATTCTTGGCACAATCGGAACTGGACTTCTTGCTGCAAGAGCTGCTTTGCGTGCCGATAAAGAACTCAACGGCAACACGTTGTCTGATGGAAAGGAAAAATTGAGAGTCATCGCAAAACATGCAAGTCTTCCGATGCTATCATGTGTATTTACTTCCTTTTGCATTCTTGATGCACATAACACGCATGTTAAATTCGAGAATAGTCTCGTTTCAAGTGGTGTTGCGTTGTGCGGACTTCTTCAGCAAACACAGCATGAGAAACGCCTTAACGCACCAAGCGAGCTTCTTGAAGAAGGTGATGCCACTTCTCAGTATGCTCTATTCCGCGAAATAAACACCGGATTGATATTTAATGCATCGGTTGATGACGTACTCGCCGCATGTAGAGACTTGAATCGCGGCATCTACATCAATGGTTCGTCTACGCTTGGCGAGTTCTTTGAGTTCCTGAATATTGATTACATTTCTAAGGATGCAAAGAAAGCTGAGCCTGATTGGGGATGGACGCCGGGGTACTGCGAAGAGTATTACATTATGCCATACGTCGAATTCGAGTACAAAAAAGTAGAGTTAGCTGACGGACGTGTCGTCATTGATATTTGTCCGGTAATCCCGCCGATACCACCAGATATGCTGGATGCTTACGACCTTTTTGGTGGCGCTTAATGGACGGTATTACTCTGTCAAAATTTTAGGAGGATGTTACAATGCTACACGAGTTGTACGAAACGATTAATAAACCCACGAGGGGAGATGCTGATAACAAGGCATCTTCCTTTCTTGCCAATCTGAAAGGAGAATCAAGTTGACTAACGAAACGAAGGGACACAACAGCATGGCGTTTAATCGCCTTCGTGCTATGCGCTGGTGGGGCCGACAATATCAGAACCCGGATAGAATCGCCTTTTCTAAAAACAGCTCATCCAATTCGGAGTCACAGCGTAATGAATGCCGAAAACGAGCAGGTATTTCTGACGTTGATGCAGATACTATCAAAAGCTGATTGATATTCTGACGCTTATGACCTCTTTAGTGGAGCACGAGACGCATACGTCGAAAGTCGAAAATTGCAAATTCTATAATGAAGGAGGTGATTAAATTGAAGAAGTCCCCGTGGAAGATTCTCGGTGTTGTTCTTACTATTGCTGGCGCGGCAGTCGGGCTTGCAGGCTCGTTTGTCAGCGATAAGCAGCAGGAAGAAAGCATCCAGAAAGCTGTTCAGGATGAAATCAAGAAACTTAACGCCTAATGAAACTGGAAGAGGTCAATACAAGTCCTCTTCCTTTCTTGTCAATCTGAAAGGAGAATCAAGTTGGCTAACGAAACGAAGGGGCACAGCAGCGTAATTAAAAAAATTGAGGGCGTTCGTTTTCCGTCCGACGATGTCGTCCTGCAATACGTCTTGTGCATGGACGGGAAGTGCGGGAAGGAGCTCTGGGTTGATATTGCGGCGTTTAAGCGTGGCGTCCGCAAATTCGGCTACAGCTCGTGCGCGTTAGAGGCCGAAAAAGTTAAGCTGAGCCCCAAGCAGGAGGCGCGGGTGTCAGCGTATTTGCAAGAGTACGCTCGTTTCCGGGCGGCCGCGAAGGAGTACAAGGAGGCTTTGCGCATTGCGGAAGACGCAAAACGCAAGCTGGAAGCAGAGTGTCCCACATTTTGTGCGGACTATCGCTATATGTCGCTCAGTTCCGATGCAGAAATTTAAGGAGGACAAGACGCTTAATGAAACTGGAAGATGTCAATACAAGTCCTCTTCCTTTCTTGCCAATCTGAAAGGAGAATCAGAATGAGTCAGAAGTATGAGATGACTGACGAAACAAAACTCGTAGAAGGTCGGATTCTGCATCGCATCAAAGCGTTGAGAGACTTTTATGGAGGCTTTACACAAGTTAAAGCTGGCGAACTCGGCGGATGGATTCAGTGCGAAGAGAATCTTTCCCACGAAGGAACTGCATGGGTCTATGACGATGCTTGCGTGATGGATTCGGGCAAAATTGTCAATTCAGCAAGGGTGTATGGCACTGCTACTGTGCGAGATAAAGCAGTAGTCGCTGGTACTGCCATAGTCTGTGAACATGCTCTCATCCGTGACACAGCTGTTGTCTTTGGACACGCTCTTGTCCGCGGAAATGCCATTGCGGGCGGAACTTCTGGGATTTTCGGGAACGCCCATGTCGACGGACATGCATATATTCGCGGAGATGCCAAAATCTATGAAGATGCCGTTGTTACTGGCGACACAACGGTCATAACTGGCAGAGCTGCCGTATGCGGTGCCACCCACATTGACGGTGGCATGGTTACCAAGAATATTTATATTTGCGGGGCTCCGCTACTTGTCGGCTCACAAATCTGCATCTTCGAGAATGAGCATTATCTTGTTGTCGGCGGATACGCTCGTCCGGATATGTGCTTAACATTCGCAAGAACTGACGACTGTCGAATTCGATTGTGTTCCGGTAATTACACAGGCGACGTTGAAGATTACAAAATGTCATTGGTAAACGCAGAACCGGTAGAGGTACGGCGCATCGACAATTACTATAAAAGTGCTATTGAGCTTGCCAAGAATTATATCACTGACACGATTTATATGAAGGAGGATGGAAAATGATATTTATCATCTGGGGAATCGTGACGGCGCTTCCCTTTGTGATTGAAATCATCCGAGAGAGAGTATGAATCGGGATGAAGTTGTCGCCATACTGAAGTATCAAAAGCATAGATATTTTCCCGACCCACTTTCCCACTGGTCTCTTGATGAAACAGAGCGACGGTTCTTCGTGAGAATTTCTATTGATATTTTGATTGAGCGACTTTCCGATGACGAAGACTGGATTAACTACAAAATCGTCATCAAGGACTTCATCAACGAGATTGATGATATGGCAAGCTCAAAAACTCAAAATTGGCGTGCATACGCGGAAACGCGAGACGCACTCAATGATATTCTATTAGATTTAGAAAGGATGGAATTGCAATGAAAAACGAACTGATTACGGCAACGAAGAACGTCGCCTCTGCTTTGGCGCGTCACAAGCCTCGAATCCTCCTATGGGCGGGTGTCGGTGGATTGCTGTCCGCAGGCATCTGGGGTGTTACCGCTACTCCTGCCGCTCAGAAAGCCATTGCGAATAAGAAAAAGGAGGTTAAGCACGAAAAGCTCACTCCGGTTGAAACCATTGATGCTGTCTGGAAATGCTATGCGGGTCCTGTTGCTCTGAGTATGATTTCCGTCGCGGGAATTGCTATGGGTGACCGAGCATTAGACAAACAGCAGAAGGCTTTGATGGCTGCGTATTCTATAAGTGAAGCGGCTTTGAGCACCTATCAGGCGAAGACCCTTGAGGTCGTGGGCGAAGAAAAGGAACAAGATATTCGCGATGCCGTAGTTCGCGCTAAGGGAGAGGACGCTAAGAAGCTCCTTCAGAACGAGCAGATTGTTTACACAGGTAAAGGCGATACGCTCTGCTATGATGCAGTGACCGGGCGCTTGTTCATGTCAAGTGTTGATGTCATTCGGCAGGCCGTCCACAAGATTAACGACAGACTATACGGCGACATGTGCGTCAGTCTGAATGATTTCTATGACGAAATCAATTTGGGACGGGTTGAAGTTGGCGATATGCTTGGATGGAATATCGACAAGGGTTTCATTCAGATGGATTTGGGCAGTCATCTGGTTGACGACAAACCTGTAGTCACGATTGACTACAAGGTGTATCCGAATTACGATCATTTCGCATAAAATGAAAGGCGGTGCTGTAGACATGCCCGATAATAAAAAAGTCACTGTTCAGAACGAAGTAAAAATTGAGCAGAAGGGGGTCAAAAATGAAATTCTGTTTTCGATTAAAGAACTGATTGTCCAGATTATCCAGAATACCATTGCTCCGGCTCTGCAAGATATGGGCTACAATGCATTCGACCAAGTCTCCAGGACGCTTTTTCATCAGGGAGTGAACCGGAATAACAGTAGCAACCGTAACAGCAACGGAACCTATAACTACAGCAAAGCATGGAACAACGCTCAACAGGGAAATGCGGTGTTTGTCGGAGACAAGTTTTCAATTGATAACATTGTCTTTCAAACACGCGGCGACGCAGAAAGTACACTGCGTGGTCTCCAAAACATTCTGAACTCTGATGGAGTTGTTCGAGTCTCTGCTCTTTATGAAATGATTGGCCAGTCTAACGTAAGTTACACCTGTAACTCATATGGATGGACGAATCTCAACGGAGTGCGTGTTATGCGTACTGTAAGCGGCGGGTGGATTATTCAGTTGCCCGACCCGATGCCGCTGAAGTATTGAAGGAAAGGAGGATTTATATATGAATCCGCGAAAAATTCTCGAACAGGATGTTCACGATGATGACGCAGTTACGGACGAAGTAAATCATCCGGAGCATTACCAAAGCGGAGGTCTTGAAACCATTGATGTCATTAGTGCCTTCACTCAAGACTGCACTCCAATTGAGGCTTTCTGCATCGGGAATGCTCTCAAGTACCTTTGCCGTTGGAAAAAGAAGAACGGCGTCGAGGACTTGAAGAAGGCGCAATGGTATATCAACTATCTCATCGAACACAAAAATTGAATTATGGAGGAAGCTGAGTAATGTCAATCAGGTACAATGCAATTTTCATCAAGGAAAATGATGGTCGCTACTCTGTCCTTTTCCCTGATTTCGACTGTGCAACGTGCGGTGACAGTCTTTCTCATGCGAACAGAATGGCTCAAGAGTGTTTGACACTCCAAATACGCACAATGCAGGATGAACAGCACACGCTTCCTGAGCCCTCTGAGCAGACTCCTGAACTGCTTAAAAAGACTTGTCTGGACGTCGATGCTGACCCAGACTCCGCCTTTTGGGGTTCGATTGTAGTGAATGTTAAAAAATCCTTTTGAGAGGAGCTCCAGTATGGATATGCTTCAGAAAATTTATACAGTCTCTACCTTTTGTCAATATGCTCGGAGATTAGAGAGAATAGGACTCGACGAGGCGTCAATCGCAGAAATTTGCGGATGCAAAGATCCCGCTGTCTTAGAAAGCCTCTACGAACTGTCCTTGGGGATTCGTGAGATGTTTCTTTCCAAATTAGCCAATGCGTTATCTATGGCCGGGAAAGCGGAGGATGACATCGGGTATGTTTTGAAATTGTTCCCGTCAACCGTCAATATGTTTCTTCATCGGGATATAGCACATAGTTGCGAGGTGGTTGAGACGTTTTACGAATACGGTAGACGTATACTAAAGTTCGATACATATGATCATAATATTGAAAAGTTTGGCGATGTGCTTGACGAAGCTGTGAACTCTACAAAGCGTATCAAGGAATACGTTGTCAAAAAGGGATTAGGAGGAGATTTGCAATGAAACTTAAAGATTTGTTTTCCGTCGTCACAGGTAACGAATTGATTGGCTTATCCATTGAAGGTGAACGACGTTACCGCTTCGATTTTTTGTGCCCCTGCTGGGAGAGGATATTGAATCCGGAACTTCTTGACTATGAGGTCACCGAAATACACACCTCCCTTCGTAATGATAACCCAATGCTTGTTGTATGGATTAAAGCTCAGAACAGCGATAATTAAAAGGAGGATATTTCCATGAACGCTATTACTAAAATGTGCAACAATGTTATCTTCGCTATGAAGCGAAACGCCCCCGCCATCCTTCTCTGGGTGGGTATCGGAACTGGTGCTGCTTGTGTCGGCAAGGCTTGCTACGACACGGCAAAGAAGACTGTCCCTCTCCTTACTAAGGCTAAGAATGATATTTCCGAAGTCAAGGCTTCTGTCACCGAGGAGACCCTTGCTGACGCGAAGAAAAAGCAGATGGATATTTGTCTTCGCACAGCTGGGAAACTTGGTCTGATTTACATGCCCTCTGCCGCTCTCGGTCTGGTTTCCGTTGCCAGTCTGATTACTTCTCATAACATCGCTCATAAGCGTATTCTTGGTCTCTCGGCGGCGTATGCAGCACTGGACAGCACTTTCAATACTTATCGCAATGGGGTGATTGATAAGTATGGCGAGACTGAGGATTATGAGCTTTTCAACGGCATCAAGACCGAGACCATCGAAAAAGATGTAACGGATGATGAAGACAACACCTATACCGTTACCGAAGAGAAGAAGGTAGTCACGGTTAATCCAGAAACAAACATCTATACTCGGTACTTCGACCGTGGGAATCCCGATTGGGACGACGACCCTGATATTCGGCGGCTGTTTCTGGAAGCTAAGGAACGCACGGCTAACATGATGCTGGAAAATCGAGGTTATCTTCTGCTCAACGATGTCTACAAACTTCTCGGATACCCAGCAACCCGCGCTGGATATTCTGTTGGCTGGCTTCGCAACGATGACGAGAACCCGAATCACCATGGCTATGTCAGCTTTGGCTGGAAAGATATTTCTGACAGTTATTCCCGCGCACTTTTGAATGGCTATGAGGAATGCGTCATCTTGAACTTCAACGTTGAAGGCCCGATTCTCGACAAGGCTGTCAAGTATCGACTTCTCGGTGCTTGATATTTTCCATCAAAGTCGAAAAAAACAAACCGTATTATGAAGGGGAAACCCTATCAACAAATTTTAGGAGGATTTTACAATGGAAAACAATGAAATCATTGAACAGACTGCTGAGGTTGCTACGACTGTTGCTGAACAGGTTAAGAAGCCCAGTTACCTTAAGGAGACTGTCCACGCGGTTCGCTCTTGGATTCCCTACGGTGCTGGCGCATGTCTTGGCGCGGCTACTGTCTTGGGAACGGGCTTGCTCGTGTGTAAGGCCGTCGCGAATTTGGTACCCAAGCTCCGTGACTGCAAGGCGAAGAAGGAGAAGCTGAAGAAGTCTAAGAACAATGACGACAACGTTGACGTTGGCGAAATGCCCGAAACGATTGATTGAGTAAACCCACAAGGGAGGATGCTGATAACAAGGCATCTTCCCTTTTTCTTTTTGAAAGGAGGAGCATCAATGTCGTCGGAAGAAAAACAGGAACAGCTAAGCGCATATGAGGATTCGGACATTAAAGTTTCGCAAAAAGACATCGCCCGCTTGAGGCAGATTGGGAGTGCCGCCAAGTACCTTATCCGGACTATACGCGATTGCGATGATATTCCGGGGGACGATGTGCCTTGGGAGGTGGCCGCTTTCGCAGCTTTCCTGTTGATAAGCCGCGGTGAGAAAATTTATTACCCTATGCTTGTGACTACGGACGACCTCTTGAGGAGGATTCGGCAATGAAAATCCCTGAATGGATTACAAAACATGCACCAGCAATCCTGTCCGTCCTCGGTTGTGTTGGTCTTGTCGCTACAACAGTGGATGCAATTCGGTGCACGAACAAGCGAAATGCCAAAATTACCAAGGATTCATCTGCCGTTGAGGTAATCAAGGACTACGGAACTACAATTGCACTCGGTGCCGGAACTATCGGCTGCGTTCTCGGTGCAAATGTTCTGAACCAAAAGCATCAGGCACTGCTTACAAGTGCATACACGCTTGTCGCTCAGGAATTTGACCAGTATAAGGACAAAGTAATTAGTCTTTGTGGTAAGGAAACAGATTACTCAGTCGAGAAAGCCGTAGCGGAAGAACAGCGTGCAAAAGATGAAGGACTGCCGGGTTTTACAGAGACTCAAACATTTTACTTTGAACCTTATGGAAAGTTCTTTGAGTCCACGATGGAAAACGTCATGCAGGCTGAGTATCATCTCAATCGTAATTTCATTCTTCGAGGATACGTTTCTGTAAACGAGTTCCTCGATTTTTTGAAACTCGAACATACGGCAAACGGCGACAAAGACGGGTGGGAAGAGTTCGCAGGCGAGGCGTTTTACGGATACCGTTGGGTTGATTTTGAGCATCGACACTACACAACTGATGATGGACTCTCAGTTTGTGCAATCGAAACACCTTTTTACTGCCATAATCTAAACGAGTATGATGAGAAAATGGAGGAACGATTTCAATGATTGGAACCGTTGTGCTGACCGCTCTGGTCACAATTCTCGGTATGAGTGTTTTCCATCTGATTAGAGAACGCAATCAAGACAGGTCTTGGAATGCCGAGATTCAGAGTGAAAACGAGCAACTTAAATCTCTTGTGAACTTCTACAAAAATAACGAACAGTATCGCAGAGAACAAAATTGCTACTCTGAGGGGTTTATTGACGGGCAGAAGAAAGCTCAACTTCAGCAGCGGTTTGCGGATGGACTTTCTAACAACGGTCAGGCAACGATTCTTATCAATATGAACGACAAAATCCATTGATATTTGAAAGGAGCGATGAATATGAACAAATACGTTTTGCTCTCGATTAGCACTCTTGCTGGTGCTGTCGGAGGTTTTTTCGCTGGGAAATTCTATTACGACAAAAAGTACAGCAAGCGTGCCGATGAAGAAGTTGAGTCTGTTAAGCAGGCTCTTGGTTTTTATAATGAGAAGGAAGATACAGCTTCTGCCGAAGAACAGTCTGATAAGAAGCCGCAAGTGGTCACAAATTCTCTTGATGTTTCGGAACTGAAAAACTATCAGAAATCAGTGGATATTTTGAAATATGCCACTGCAACTGCTTCCGAAAAATCTACTGAGCCATACGTTATTCAAGCTGAGCAGTACGGCGACGAGGACGATTACGAAACGGTCACTCTGAACTACTACAGCGAAGATAGCGTCGTTACTTATGATAATGACGATGCATTGAGCAAAGCGGATATTCATAGAATGATTGGCGACAACTTTGCCGATGCGTTCGAGAAGACTCATTACACTGTGTATGTCAGAAATGATATTCTGAAGTGTGACTATGAGATTCTCCTCATTATGGGCAGCTACGAGGATGTTCTTACAGAGCATCCATATTTGCGAAAGGACAATACTGATGATTAAACTTACTGCTTATGAAGCATGGCTTTTTCAATTCGTTACAAACGAGCCGGAGCATAAGAATTATTCTTCTCTGCTCCGAACGCTGAACGAGATTTCCTTTCAAGTTGCCAAGCATCGAGGGGATTACAATCGGATGCTTGACGGATTCTGCCTTCGCCAACGATATTACGGCCCAATTGCGCTGGAAGAATGCAGCGTTCTTGAAATGATGGTTGCATTGGCGAAGCGTATTGACGATGATATTCTATACGACTATGAAATCGGCACCCAAACCGAAAAATGGTTCTGGATGATGATTGACAGTCTCGGTCTGAGCGGTATGACGGATGATTCGTTTGACGAGAATACTGTCACTCGCATCATCTATAACTTTATGGATTACAATTTTGCCCCGGATGGGAAAGGGGGTTTGTTCTACGTTCCGGGGTATAACGGCGATATCCGAGAGATGGAGATTTGGTATCAGATGACAAAATTTCATTTCGACTAAAGGGAGATGCTTAATCATGTATGATATTTTCAGTTTCATGATGAATACAATCGAAAAACGTGCTTCTCGGCAATCTGTCCTGAACAGTCTCTTTGCTGCCGGACTCGGTGTGCTTGCATACACTGTGGTAAAGCAAAAAAAGCGTCTTGATATTTTAGAAGCATCCATCGAAACAGTCGAAGTGGATGATAACGACGAAGAAGAGGAATAATCGGCCATGTTGGACTTTCTGCTGATTTCAACTCGTTCTCAAAAGCGCGGGACGGTCGAAATCTATCCGAAGTTCATCATCAAGAAAAGCTCTGACCTGATGATTCGGGGCGGCGATTTCTACGCTATCTGGGATGAGGAGAAAAAGCTCTGGTCTACGGATGAGCAAGATGTTGTTCGTCTCGTCGATGCACAACTTGACGAGTTTGCAAAAAGCAATTGCAGTCATCTTGAGGGTGACGTGCGTGTACTGCATATGTGGGATGCCGCATCTGGCATGATTGATATTTGGCATAAATATTGTCAGCGTCAGATGCGGGACTCCTATCATATGCTGGACGAACGATTGATATTTGCAAACACTGAGACGAAAAAAACTGATTACGCAAGCAAGAAGCTCCCCTACCCTCTGGAATTTGGGACTACATCTGCTTGGGAACAGTTGATGAGCACACTGTATCAGCCAGCTGAACGTCACAAAATCGAGTGGGCAATCGGTTCAATCGTCAGTGGCGACTCTCGGAAGCTGCAGAAGTTCATGGTTCTCTATGGTGCAGCTGGTACGGGTAAGTCAACAGTGCTAAACATCATTCAGCAGCTCTTTGATGGATATTTGTCAGTATTCGATGCTAAAGCACTTGGTTCTTCATCGAACGCTTTCGCGCTTGAAGCATTCAAGTCAAACCCTTTGGTTGCCATTCAGCATGACGGCGACCTTTCCCGAATCGAAGATAATACTCGGTTAAACTCGCTGGTATCTCATGAAAAGATGACAGTCAATGAAAAGTTCAAATCCACATATACGAACGACTTTAAGGCTTTTCTCTTCATGGGTACCAATAAGCCGGTAAAGATTACGGATGCGAAGTCTGGTTTGATTCGCCGACTCATCGACGTAACTCCGTCAGGCAACAAACTACCCCGCGACGAGTATCAGACAATCATGGCTCAAATTCCGTTTGAGCTTGGGTCGATTGCCGCTCGTTGCAAAGAAATCTACGAGAGGAATCCGGGAGCTTACGATGACTACATCCCCATTAACATGATGGGCGCGTCCAACGATTTCTATAACTTTGTTATGGATTCGTGGTTGATATTTAAGAAGGAGGACGAAACGACCCTTAAGACGGCTTGGGAAATGTATAAAGTATACTGCGAAGATGCAAAAGTGCTTTATCCGGAGAATAAGCGCGTATTTAAGGAGGAACTGAAAAACTACTTCAAGGAGTATTACGAGCGCATCGTCATGCCAGACGGCTCTCGGATTCGGAACTACTACAAGGGATTCAGGTACGATAAATTCGAGGAGGCGGAAACTCAAAATGTCGTCGACATTGAAAAACCAGCGGTCACTTCCATACCAGATTGGTTATCGCTTAGGCAGCAGCACTCAATCCTTGATGATATTTGCGCTGACTGCAAGGCGCAGTATGCTTCGGAAGATGAGAAACCTCTTCTGAAGTGGGATAGCGTTACCACGACTTTGAAAGACATCGACAGCAAGAAACTGCACTACGTTCTGTTCGGAAAAGAGTTTCTCAATCTTATCATCATTGACTTTGATATTCGGGACGCATCTGGGAAAAAGTCGTTTGAAGAAAACGCTAAAGCAGCGAGCAAATGGCCGAAGACGTATGCTGAAACGAGTAAAAGCGGTGCAGGGATTCACCTGCACTATTTTTATTCCGGTGATGTCACGAAACTCAGTCGAATTTATGATGACCAGATTGAAGTCAAAGTCATGGTCGGCAACAGTTCCCTGCGCCGCATGTTGACAGTATGCAATGATATTCCCATTGCGACGATTAGTTCCGGTCTTCCGCTCAAGGAGGAAAAGGATGTGGTAGACAAGAAAACTATCTCAAACGAAAAGAATCTCAGAATCCTCTTGAAAAGGACGATGAATAAAGAATTTCTCCCGGGAACGAAGCCGAGTGTCGATTTCATTGTTAAGATTTTGGATGATGCGTATGCAAGTGGGATGCAGTATAATGTTTCAGATATGTATACTGCCATCCTTGCGTTTGCATCCAGAAGCACTAATCATGCAGACTATTGTCTAAAGCAGATTGGGAAGATGAAATTCCAATCGAAGGACGATGATAAAACGGCCGAACTTGCTAATGCAAAACCGCCAGATGAGGTGATTGATGAGCGATTGATATTTTTCGATGTTGAGGTCTTTCCAAACCTCGTACTTGTTTGCTGGAAAGTTCAGGGCGAAGGGAAAAGCGTAGTCCGTTGGTTTAATCCGTCCCCCACTGATATTTCCAAACTTGTCGAGCATCGGTTGGTCGGGTTCAACAATCGAAAATACGACAACCACATCATTTATGCAATCATGATGGGATATACTCCGGAACAGATTTACAACCTCTCACAGCGAATCATCAATGGAAAGACCTCGGCGGAACGCCGGAATGCTCTGTTTGGAAGTGCCTACGACCTTTCTTACACTGATATTTACGATTTCGCTTCTGCCGGAAACAAAAAAAGTCTTAAGAAGTTGGAAATCGAAATGGGAATCCATCATCAGGAATTGGGATTGCCGTGGGATGAACCCGTGGACAAGGAAAAATGGGAGATGGTTGGCAACTATTGCGAAAATGACGTAATTGCTACCGAGGCTGCTTTCGAGCATCTTTCTGCCGACTGGATAGCTCGCGTCATTCTATCGGATTTGGCGGGCATGAAGGTCAACGATACTACGAACAGTTTAACCACGAAAATTATATTTTCTGGTGACCGTTCTCCGCAACGTGAGTTTCAGTATCGGAATCTTGCAGAACCAGTCATGGAACTTGATGATGACATAGAGCAATTTCTGAAGAATGCAGCGCCGGTCATGATGTCTGAACCTCACGGCGAGGCCAATAGTTTGCTCCCCTATTTTGATGGATATTCTTTTGAGCAAGGGGTATCTACATTCATGGGCGAAAAGGTTGGGGAAGGTGGATGGGCTAAAGGCGAACCCGGAATGCACATCAATGTCGCACTGTTGGATATTACGTCAATGCACCCGCATAACATCATCGCTGAATGTCTATTTGGTGTGCGTTACACACAGCGTTTCAAGGAACTCGTGGATGCTCGTGTGGAAATCAAGCACGAGAATTGGGATAAGGTCAGAATGATGCTTGACGGTAAACTTACACCGTACATTCAGTGGGTCAAAGACGGGCGAATCACCGCTAAAGACCTCGCTAATGCTCTGAAGACTGCCATCAACTCGGTCTACGGGCTCACGTCTGCCAAGTTCCAGAACGAATTCCGGGACATTCGGAATATCGACAACATTGTTGCGAAGCGTGGTTCATTGTTCATGGTACGCTTGAAAGACGAGGTGATGAAACGCGGATTCACGGTCTGCCATGTGAAAACGGACTCCGTGAAGATACCGAATGCAACACCGGAAATCATTAAGTTTATTATGGAGTTCGGCAAGCGTTACGGCTACAACTTCGAGCATGAGGCCACCTACGAGAAGATGTGCCTTGTTAATCATTCTGTTTACGTTGCAAAGTATGCTTCAACTGAATGGTGCGAGAAGACATACGGATATATTCCTGATGATAATCGTAAGCATTCCGGCGAATGGACAGCAACTGGTGAGCAGTTCAAAGTTCCCTACGTCTTCAAGACATTGTTCTCGAAAAAACCGGTTGTCTTTGACGACATGTGCGAAGTGAAGTCTGTAACATCCGCCCTCTACTTTGACAGGAGAGAAGGACTTGCCAAGGACGAGCATTGCTACCAGTTCATCGGAAAGACTGGCCAGTTCACGCCCGTGCTTCCCGGACACTGCGGCGGGGAACTCAAACGAATTACGAAAGACAAGAATGGGAACAAAAAGTTCGACAATGCTCCAGACTGCTCCGGATACCTTTGGGAAGAGTCCGAAAAATTGCGTGGAACTGATGGTGAATCCTATGTTGATAAAAGTTACTACAACCGACTCGTTGACGCCGCCGTCGATACGCTTCAGAAGAATGGATGCGATGTCGAATGGTTTGTTAGTTAAATAAAAGGAGATTGATATTTATGACTAAGTCTTATAAGAACATTACTTTCATGGACGCACAAATTCTCTTCAAGAATTTCGCCGGTGAGGAACGCAAGTTCAATCCGGCAGGCAATCGGAATTTCTGTCTTGTAATTGAGGATGAAGTGCAGGCACAGCAGATGTTTGAAGAGGGGTGGAATGTTCGGATTCTGCCTCCGCGAACTGACGATGAGGTAGCCAAGCATTATATTCCCGTTACCGTCAGTTATCGAAATAACGATAGCTTTCCGGTGTGTGTCTACATCGTCGACGGTAATCAGCGAACGCTGCTTAATGATGATACTATCGGTAGGCTCGACCATGCCGATATTGCGACTGTCGACCTGACGATTCGCCCTCGTTATTGGGACGACAATGGCCGAACAAAGATTAAAGCCTATCTGAAGACGATGTACGTCACACTGAACGTTGATGAACTCGACCAGCGGTACGCCAGCGGTGACTATGGCATGACCTCTGAGGACGCGCCTTTCTAATACATCGTGAGGAAATGTAATCATGCAGAGTTCAATACTCCAGAAGATTGGAGACAATATCTCTCAGATACTGCGCGTTCCTTTGATGTTCTTCGCAATCGCTTCGATGGCAAGTATGACGACGAACCCACGCCAGAGCAACAGCAGAAAGAAGTAGACGATGCCTTTGCAAAGTTGGCACATGTCTTTTATGATTTGCGGGATTAAGGAGATTTTAGTATGGAAAAATATACCAAGTTTTGTGAACGTATCGCCATGTTCTTTCTGATCCTTGCGGTTATTTTCTATGTTATCCTTTGCATCTTCGCCAAGGAGAAGGAAGAATTGCGAAGTCTTAACACTAAACCTTCGCCCATTTGCAATTGCCAAGAATATGCTCGTTATAATTGAGGTGTTTTATGGATAAAAAGTTTTGGATTGGTTTGACCGTTGTTCTTATTATACTTATCGTTGTTGTTCTTATTATGATTGCCGTTGGCGTTTATGGCATAGTAACTGCTCCAGCAACAGTCTACTGTTACTCTTCTGGCTGCAACAACCGGATAGTTTACAGTCTTCCTGATGGGTACGACCCGAATTTCAAAAATCCGTACAACGTAATCGACACAGAAGATGGGATTGATGTTATATTCCATTTTAACAAGGAGGATTGAAATGTCGGAAAATCTGTTTACATATACGGAGCTTGATGAACTAAAAAAGAGGTTCTTATGCCTGATGCAGGATTGCGTGACTATCAGCGAAAAGCTGTAGCAAAAATGAAAAACGGCTGCATCCTATGCGGCGGCGTCGGGAGTGGTAAGTCGAGGACTTCCTTGGCTTACTACTCCCTTTCTCAGGGTGAGTCTATTGATATTCCGGGAGTACACCGAAAGAGCCACCAAGATTTGTACATCATCACGACGGCCCGAAAAAGAGACAGCAAGGAATGGGACGGTGATATGATTCCGTTCCTTCTCTCTCCGGGTGTTTGTGATGAATGGCACAACATGGTGGTTGTCGACAGCTGGAACAACATCGGGAAGTATGCAGACGTGTCTGGAGCATTCTTTATATTTGATGAGCAACGAGTCATCGGCAGTGGGGCATGGACTCGAAACTTTCTCAAAATCGCAAAGAAGAATGCTTGGGTATTGCTTTCCGCAACTCCCGGTGACACATGGCTCGATTACATCCCTGTATTCGTGGCGAATGGTTTCTACAAAAATCGGTCTGAGTTTCTGCGTGAGCATGTGATTTTTAAGCGGTTTGCAAAGTTCCCGCAAGTTGACCGCTATGTTGAAACCAATCATCTTGAGGAACTCCGACGGGAAATTCTTGTCGACATGCCATTCAAAAGAGAGACGAAACAGCACCATGAGACGATTTATGTGTCATATGATGTAGAAAAGTATAAATTCATAACGAAGAATCGTCAGAACATCTTTGAAAATGGGCTTCCGTTGCAGAATGCCGCTGAGTTGTGTTTTACATGGCGCAGGCTGGTAAATAGTGCTCCGGAACGAGTTCGTGCGGTCATTGATATTCTGAAAAAACATCCGAAAGCCATTGTCTTCTACAACTTCGATTTCGAGTTGGAGCTATTGAAGAAATCACTGACTGATGCAGGATTGATATTTTCGGAATGGAACGGTCATGTGCACGAGCCGATTAGAGAGGAGCGTGAAAGTTGGGCTTACTTGGTGCAGTATACTGCTGGATGCGAAGGTTGGAACTGCACGAGCACTGACACGACGATATTCTACTCGCAGAATTACTCTTACAAAGTAATGGCTCAGGCTGCAGGACGAATCGACCGTATGAATACACCGTTCACTGACTTGTGGTATTACTATCTGAAAAGCCGTTCCCCGATTGATTTGGCAATCGGGGATGCGATAGAGAAGAAAAAGACGTTTAACGCACGAGCATTTGTTAAGTGGGAATGATATTTGAGGAGGAATTGTGATGCTGCTCAACCATAAACCCGAACTTGTCGGAAAATTCAAAATTGGATTTGTGAATTTTGCAATCTCCGAATTAGAATTAGCGAAGGACCGTGGTATCATTTCTGAGACTGAATCTAAGGACTACATGCATTACATTGATTTGATTGAGCTTGGATTCGACAGTCATGTCCCGTTCCTTACAGATAAAATTCTCTATAGATTAATAAACTACAAGCCTCTTTCAGAATTGACTGGTGACGAGGAATGGATTCAGAATGATAAGGCTCGTACCAAGGATCCATTATTCTACAATCAGAGGTGTCCGTCGGTGGTAAAAATAGGGCCGTTTGTATACGACCTCGATAATCGGGGACGTGTCTCAAGCGATGGCGGAGAAACGTTTCAGATGAGAACCAATTACTGCCCGAAAATCGAGTTCCCGTACTTTCCGAATGTTGACGTACGTCGAGTGTATCTTGAACCTAAATGGGTCAACGGGGACTGCATAAAAGATATTTCAGGGTATCCCGAACGCATCATCAAGCTCAGAAAGCTGATGGAGAAAGCACAAGATGTTCTTTCCATCACTGTCTTGAAGAATATGATGTCTGACTACAGAAAACAATATCCGACTAATGACATGACCATAGGCCTTGAGCTTCGCAATCCGGGTACTGGTATACCGCGAGTGCAACATGTTCGCGTGCTTCTCAATAAAGATGCAGAAGACCTTGATGATTCTTTCCTCTTTTACATCTGGAGTGGGACAACGCATATGCTTGGTATTAAAGATTTCTCGACTTACGGCATCGAATGGCGATGCTGGCTGTTTGTTCCGTCTGAAGAACGTTTGAAAAATACACCGTGGGAGGAATGCTGAATATGACAACCTGCGAATTCGATGAAGCGATTAAAAAGGAGATGCGTAAAGTGAAAAGTGTAGATTGTATGACCGAATACCAAGAGGAAGTTCTCCGGACTGCGAATAAGATGAGCACGATTTTTCTGATGCACCATGTCATCGGCGATTGTGAGGAAAATCCGGATTCTGACAAGATCGCATGGATGCTTGAAGGGGCGCTTGGGCTGTCTGGCGAGGTTGGCGAAGTGGTTGATATTTTGAAGAAGAGTATCTTTCAGGGGCATCCCCTTGATACGAGGAAGATTGCTCTCGAACTTGGCGACGTGATGTGGTACTTGACATTGTTGACACACTCTATCGGCTATAATCTTGATGAGGTGACCAAGATGAACATTGAAAAGTTGAAGAATAGATATCCTAATGGGTTTAGCGCAACAGACAGCCTGAATCGGAAAGAAGGTGAGTATTAAGATGCGCGCTGGCATTAAGGGAATTCTTTTTCTGTCTTTCTGTCCGATTGTTCTGCTTATCGCTTCCCTGTTTGTCGAGGCGGTTGCACTGCGTACAGTTGTTGCTGCATATGCTTGGGCACGGCTGTTGATTCTCCCGTTGATTGCAGTGGTTCTTGCAGGTGCTGCTGAACCTGAGAAACGACGAAAACGAGAAGAGCAATCTGGAAAATGAATAAAGTTCTGCCCACTTTTGAATGCGATGAAAGTGGGCAGAACGTTTTCTGAGGGTAAAAGTAGCCAAACTGCCATGATATTTTGAGCGAAAATGGCAAGCTATAGCTTATTTTTTGCCCGCTTGCCCACTTTGTGCCCACTTTTATTTTCAAAAGTGGGCAGCCACAAAGCCTTGATTTTACTGGGTTTGCGGGTTTTCTGCCCACTTTCCCACTTTTATTTCTATTTAATTGCGATAAAAAAATATAGAAATTATATAGAATAGAGAAAAAAAGTGGGCAAGTGGGCACGGACTCAGAAATTCAATTTTTCCCAGAAAGAACATTGAAAAAGAGCCCTCTTCGTGGTATACTGACAATCGGTTTCAATGGGCACAAGAGGAGGAGTTTTCAATGGACGGTAAAGATTTTTTCGATGACTACGGCAAGTATTATCCTGACGAAGATGCACCCATTTATGACCCGAACGACATCTGCGATTTTCGGGAGGAGCAGGAGGAAGAAGAGTATGATACCACGGATGACTTGGGGCGACCAGTGCATGTGTATGTAGATAGGTTTGGGGAGTATCACGAATCTGTCGATTTCAATTCGGAAGCTCACGAGCGGTTGTATAGAAAGACCGGGAAACAGTTCTGCGTCGACTGCAAGTGCGAGCTTAGATATATACAGGTTAATCCTAAGCGAAAGTCAAAATTCTACGATTATTGGGAATGTCCCAAGTGCCATCTCTCGGTCACAGTCGATGACGTACTATGTGGACGGTACAATTTTCCAACTTTGGAATCTACAGAGGACGAATGGAATGAATACTTCGATAAATGGTGAGCGTCATAAGTCCGAAAGGAGGTAATAAGTATGAAAAAGATACTCTCACTCATTCTCGCTCTTGGGTTAGCATCTATCCCCGTTATTGCCGAAAGTCCTTCATTCGATTTGAGTGCTATGACACTCGATGAACTTGTGGAACTCCGAGAGCGAGTAAGTTTTGAAATTGATTCCCGGATTTACGGGGGTGACTCGACCATTGGCAGGGGTGAATATACAGTCGGTATATCTATTGCCCCGGGTGTATACGAATTTACAGCAACCGAAGTTGAATACTATGACGAGGATAGCCGATGCTATTTAACGGTATACACGGTGACTGAAGACGGAGAACGTTCTGAGCGTCTGAGTATCGCGCATATTCCAGTCTCGACCATAAGTATAATTGAGCTCAAGAGCAATGAGATTCTTGTAATTGAAAATGGCAGCGGTGTCTTAAAGAAAGCCGAGAAAACATGGATGCCTCAGGAATGAGTTGACACAAGCATTGTACAGTAAAGAGTAGTTGTAAAATGCAGCTACTCTTCTTTTTTCGAGTCGAAAATCGCAAGTCCTCTTATGAGGAGAAAGAGAATGTGTAAAAATCACATTCTCTTTATTTTATGCAAAGGAAATATTGTTATGGCATTACTCGAGCGTGATTTCCAAGCAACTATCATTCGCGAACTGCAATCTCGCTTTCCCGGATGTATCGTTTGCAAGATGGATGCGAATTACAAGCAAGGATTTCCTGATATTTTGGTGCTGTATCGTGACAAGTGGGCTCTTCTCGAATTGAAGCGTTCTGGTAGAGCTCGACATCAGCCCAATCAAGATTACTATGTAAACTTGCTTAATGAAATGTCTTATGCCAACTTTATATTTCCAGAAAATAAGGAGGATGTGTTTAATGACCTACAACGAACATTCCAAATTGGCAGGCACTCATGCCTTGCTGAGCGCAAGTAAATATTACTGGCTGAATTATTCTGATGAAGATATTCAGCGTGCTTATATTAGCAGCTACAGTCAGCGGATAGGAACTCTTATTCATGAGTTGGCGGCTTCCCTAATCAAACATAAGATTCGAGTCAACAAAGCGGATAAACATTTACTTCTTCATCATCTTCTCTCAAATGATGTTCCAGAGTGCACGTTTAATGTTGACCAATATTTTCAGAACTTTGCTTCCTACGTCAATGATGCAATTCAGTACGATATGACACCAGAAGTGACGCTGGTCTACTCAGCATCGTGCTATGGGACAGCAGATGCTATTGCTTTTGACGGCTCAAAGTTGCGCATCCATGACCTGAAGACCGGCATTACACAGGCTCACATGGAACAGCTTCTAATTTATGCAGCACTGTTCTGCTTGGAATACGATATTGACCCTGAAGAGACACATGTTGAGTTGCGCCTTTACCAGTCCAACGACGTTACTGTCGAACTACCTAAAGTAGATGACATTATTCTTGTGATGGAAAAAATCACCCACGCCTCTGAAATCGTTGATGGGATAAAGGAGAGTAGATGACATGAACCGTGTTAAGAATGATATTTTGATGCACTACGGACGGAGTGTTGATGATGGTGCTCCCGGTCTGGGTTCTGGTCGCTACCCGAAGGGTTCCGGCGAAGACCCAAATCAACATAGCATCAATTTCGCAGAGCGTGTTCAAGAACTGAAAAAAAACGGCATGGACGAAAAAGACATTGCGAAAGCAGTCGGATGCAAAAGCACAACTGAACTTCGGTCTCTGTATAAAATCTCCATCAATGATAAGCGTTCTCGACTTGTGGACCGTGCAATGGCACTGAAGGCAGATGGTAAAACTCGTTCGGAAATAGCAAGACTGATGGGCGTTGCCCCTTCTACAGTTGATTCCTATCTGAATGCTGATGCAGCAGCTCGTTCTGATAAAGCTAAGGTTGTTGCTGAATACATCAAAAGACAAGTCGATGAAAAGGGAATGGTTGATGTCGGAAAAGGTACAGAAATATATTTGGGAATTTCTGAACCGAAATTGGGGGAAGCTCTTAAACGTTTGAAGCTCGAAGGCTATATCATAGATAAACGCAGTGTCCCTCAAGGCGGTGTCGATAGCGCACATTCTACTACGATGCTAATAGCCTGCCGCCCTGACAATTACGACAAAACAAAAAAGTATAACGACCCGACCGCAATCAAAACCCTTGATATTGTTAGAGTTCGAGAGGACGAAAACGGGAATGACTTCATCACAAAGCCTTTTGAATATCCGGCATCTATGGATTCCAGCCGT